TCATCAAAAAAGTGGAGCATGCGAGACTCGAACTCGCCACCTTTAGACTGCCAGTATGAACTCTGATCTGCGCTTACTATACTGACAAGCAGAAGGTTATCTACCCATTCAAAATCCTCCAAGATTCGTTTTAGTAAAAATCATCTTGATTTTCTATTTTATTTTATTCATTATTTTCCCTGTTCTAACGTTCAAATACTAAAAAGCCGTTCAACTCACTACTATAATTGAACGACCATAAACATTCAAGGGATTTCCTTTTCATACATTAACCAAAATTGTAAGGCATCAGAGAGCACAGACCAGCCAACCACTTTTTGTTGCCAGACTAAAACCTAATGCATCCATAATACCCTCAATTTCCAATGAGAAGTACACTATAGATTTGCGAGCCATTTTTTCCCGGATTTTGTGTTAAGCCACACCAAAAATCCACCACCTACAACAGCACTTATTGTATATACTAAACTTAACATGTCCATAATCCACTTTATTTTAAAATTGTATTTCCTATTCTAATAAAAATGATGGTAGAGATTCCACCTATAATAACCCTGTATATGTCAAGAGTTATATCTACATCAGGCTTCATGGAAACGATTCCACCTACAACAAGTCCGGCAAATGAAAGTTTTGCTAAATCAAAAAACAACCCGGCAAGTTTTTCCCGTCTTACCTTGTCCTTTTCCTTGACTTCTTTCTTTACTTCCTGTTGTTCACTCCAACTTCCCATTCAAATTAAGATTTATTGCAAATATACGAAAATCAAACAATAAACAATAACATAAACCATTTATTTAACACACTTCACCCTTCGGCAAATTGGCCAGCACCTCATCTATGAAAATTGATCGGTAGTGCGGGCATTCCAGCACTCCCTTTTGCTTCGCTTCCCGATACACTCTGGAAAAGAGCTTTGCTTTCTCCTGGATTGTTGCTGGAATCTCTTCGATAGGTGTCGTCAAGAACCGGCATCCCCACCCTTTGCATGAAGGGGAAAGCTGGCAGTGGCCAGAATTGTTATAGAAAGTTGCGCAATGTAATACTATTGAACTTATCATTTCTTAACCTTTACAGCCACTCCTGTTGCCTGATAAAACGCTTGCGAATATTTTGTTTGAGGGAAATATTGGACTTTGAAACATACTATACCATCAGCCCCCAACATCTTTGCTTTATCCACAACTTTGTCCATCATTCTTTTGGATGTTGGGTAATACCCCCCTACTCCTTTTTCAAGCCCATCCTTATCTTCATCGGTAACTATCTTTCCTATATAAAAATCAACCTCCAACTGAGCCAAAGGGGTATAATCAAATCCTGTATCAGTCGGGCTTATCATAAAACCTTTTTCAACGTAATCCCTAAAGTCGATTGAATAAACCGCCTCATGATATACAGTGGCACATGATTGCAACAGAGCCACAAAAAGAATCAATAATAGTTTTTTCATATTCTTAATATGTTAGATAGTTTATTTTGCAGACATACACATAAGTACTCGATACACGCCGTACACCTCTGACAAAGGAACGTCAAAGTCCGAGAATTTCGGGTCCGGGTTAACCGAATGGCATTTCACATAACCTTCCTTACCCTTACATTGATGAAGTTCTTTTACTATAACCCCATTTGCAGTGTCCAAAACGTATGTTTTACCCCAGTCTATAAAGATATTAGGGTTTATCTTCTTTATCAAAATACGGGAACCTGAGGGGTATTCAGGTGCCATACTATCTCCATATACTGTAATGGCAAAGTCTACATCTTCAATGGGTGAAATTATAGCCTCACAATTTTGGAGCATTGCGCCTGGAGCCGCAAATCCCGTAAGCGTTCCTCCCATAGCTGACATGGGAAGAAGATATGTGGTGAAACCCTTTGTATATTCTATATCTTTCTTATCAAAAGATTCTTCATTTTCTTTTCTTCTAAGACTATTTAAGAACAGACTGTTTTTTTCACTATCTAACATATCTCCAACCCCTGTCAACAACCATGCAGTGTTCAACTCTGGATAAACAGACTTTATCTTATCTAAAGATGCGGTACGTATGCTATCACCCACATTATTCACGAACCCGGTAGACAATCCTACTTTTTTCTCGAACTTACCTTGACTAATTTTTAGATAAGCCAAAAATGATATTAATCTCTGCTTTGTTGTCATACTGATTTATTTTCTGTATATTTGCACTGAATTTTAAAACCTATATTGCTATGTTTAAACGAATCAAACTTTGGTATCACAGACGCTTATTCATGAGAATTTATTTCATTTATCTCAAACACAGCGACAAGCCTCAGGATGCCGTCAATGATGCTTACGAGGATCTTAAAGCGATTATCAAAGTCATGGAAGAAAAGCTCTAGCCCTAGTATTTCGTTCTTTCACTGGCTGCGTAGGGTAAATAACAGGTATTGAAAATTTAATTTTAGAGACATTCTCATTAACCTGTTTATTTTCCTCACTAACTGATTTTCCTCCAAATTTTCCACCAAAACGAACTCCTATTACAGAACCACTTACCTCTACCCCTCCTGTTTTTTCTCCATTGTTTAAATTCTCAGAAGATGCTGAAACAGCCACTTCAAAATCTATATAGGAAATCTTCAAATCCCCACTAACCGCTCTTACCTTTTCCTCTGCAGAACGATTGCTAGGTGATATGATTGCTCCATTTTTCAGTTCTTCTTGACATTCTTTCACTGCTTCTGTAACATCAAAAAGAACTGATTTTATAAAATCTTTCAATTCCATAAATGATAATTAAAGTTAATCACAGATTTATTTTCTGTAGTTTTGTTTGTTACAGAAAATATTTCTGTATCTTTGCAACATCAAACAATAAACAACAGCACAAAGGAACGAAAAATAGTTCGGAAGTGCAAAAATATTGACTAACTAAAAAGAGGTAAGACAATGAAAAGATTCGATTTACGACAGATTATGAGAGATGCCCACAGAACTTACAAGTATGTAGGCAAGAAACAAGGCAAGACCTTCGGTGAAGTTCTGAAATCAACATGGAAACTGGCAAAACTGAATGTTACAATGCAGGAAGAGCTGGCAAGACAACAGGAAGAAAGAAATAACAAGGTGTTCACTCCGGTCAAAGCAGAAAAAGTCACTTTCAAAGCCGAATGGTCAGACTGCTACAACTCCAACAGCCGTGGATATTTAGGCTCCCAGTACTGCGGAGATTAATAAGGACATTAATCAGGATTATCCTGTCCGGTCTCGATACCGGAAACAATCCGTAAAAGGTATGGCAGGAACTACATGGAGTGATTGCCCTTAGCAATCCGTTCCAGAAAGCGATACTGGCGCTTACCCTCAATCCCAGCATAGAGGACGCGAGAACTAACGGTCGAAGCAAGCAGCCTGTAACAAGGTCGATGCAAGCAGCCGGGCGAAGTAAGGGCGATCATGCCCCGAACGGTTATGCAGTGAAGAACAGTAGCTGACAACTCCGGTGGGAAGACCAGAGAGAGGTTATCGGGGCACAAACTAATAATATCTACTTATGAGAAACCTAATTAGATTAAACAAAGAAATCAACCTTTCGATAATGCCGAAAGGCTGGAAGGGCGGAAAGGAAAATCAAATTTCATGTCTGACTCTTTACATGACAAAAGAAGAAAGAGAAAAAATCATGTTAAAATTCTCTTTATACCGTAACAAAGCCTACAGAGTTGAAATAATGTGCTACCTATTATCTAATTACATCGCTCATATATGCGGAAAACCTTGTGAAAGTATTGCAATGAAAGTCTGGAAATATGGTAAAGAATACAAAACCCCTAATAAGTATGTATATTATTCTATCGGGGCAATACCTGTAGACTTGAAAAACGCCGTTGCCCTCAACATGAGCAAGAGTGGTTATCGGTTCAGAAACGAAATATATTACCATGCAGTTACAGCTTTCTATAATGCTCCTGACAGACTGTTGGACAGAATGTGCAAAAGGATAGCATATATGAAAAATCCAAAAGCAAAGTATGACAGAGCCGTTAGGTTACAAACTGTTATCCCGGAAGAAATATACCAAATGATAAATAGTTACGCGATCCAAAACGGTATGAATGTATGTGATTTGATAAGGATTACGCTGAGAGCGTCTTGTGTTTCGAAAAAAGAAAGAGCTTTGGACGACTCCATGATAGGAAAAGTGTTCAACCTTTATAGACTGATAAAACAGCCAGCATATCCTTTTACGGCAAATCCTAACAACAGGGCATTATTAGTTGAGATCAAAGGTGAAAGAGAGATGTACTATCTAATGAAACTCATGAAGCGTAGAAGGATATCCAATGCGGAAATGTTGAGGAAAGCAATTAGAGCACTGGATGATGTAATAAGTCACAAAGACAAGATTAAAAGGAACGTGACAATAGAGCCCCAATCCTATGATGAAAATGAAGAGGATTATTGGTATGATAAAATAGCAAAGAATGATTTTGCAAGATCTATATACTTATAAATGAAAACAATGATTTCCATCTGTGGAGCATCCTTTCTAGTGCTCCTTCTTACCATGCAGAACATGGACGCATGGTTTTGGGTGGCGGCAGCATCATTCACCGCCACATTACTAGTGATAAGCAACGAACTTGACAATATTGAAAATCAAAAAAAATAAAGCTATGACAACAGTAGAAGAATTACAAAGCATGACACACGAAGACCTTGTAAGACGTGTGCAAGAACTGGAACAAGACCTTAAAGAAGTCAAGGAACAGAGCGACATGTGGTTCGATTCGTTCACCCGCCTACAGGCACGACACGAAAGCAGCATTAATGCTCTAGACAACATCGTTAAACTCGCTAAATTGAAGTAATATGGTAAAAGTAACAGAAAATTGGGCGGCCACATTGAGAGCGATGAAGGTAGGTGATATCGTTGTGTTCCCTGTGCGTGCGATATCTTCCGTCAACACAACCATTTCCAGACTAAGATTGGAGATGTGTGTAGAAAATGCCGATTGGAAACGAACAGGAGAGGTTGACCGCAAGCGCGGAGAGTTCAAAATCCAGCGTGTGTCATGATTACGCTATCAGAGCGCGAGCATCTTGTCGCCGAACAATATTGCAAGGGTTTGGCCGACAAGGAAGTAGCCGACAGTCTGCAACGCTCGGAATGGACCATCAAAGCACAGAAGCGGGATATATACAAAAAGCTGGGTATTTCCAAAGATACCGAGCTTGTATTATACATGTTCTGTGAGCGCATGAAGATCAACTTCGATATAAAAGAGATACGTAAACACGGGCTTGAGCTATTCTTCTCCATCCTGTTCCTTGTCATTGCCGCATTGGATTTTCATCCCGACATGAGACAATGCAGCAGAGCAAAGACAAGAACCACCCAAGTATCAAGAACAAGACGAACAAAAACAGATTCAGATTATGAACTATACAGTTAACAACCAACTACGGACATCCATCTTATTTGATGGAACGGCAGAAGCACGGCTAGCAGACATCCTAGCCATCATGGACACCCATACATTCGGTAAAAGAGAAGCGGCCAAAATAGTTGGAGGCATAGGAAGGCTTATCAGACTGATCGAAGAAAACAAAATACGTTCCGACAAGCCTACATGCGCACAAAACGGGAAATGGTTCTGCAATGCCAGTGATGTCCTGCGTTATGCACAGGTCAAAATGCCAAGGAAGCCTAGAAAATTAAAAAAGAAAGTGGCATAAGCCACACGGGTAATTAGCTTAATGGGAAAGCGGTATTCACTTTTTTCTTTACGTTCAGACGGTTTGTGATTGTTTTCAGGAGGAATACAGATACAGGTTCGAATCCTGTATTACCCACACCCAAAGAGAGGGAGCCGTACACCCTTTAAACGTAGCCATGTTAGAGACTTCAAGGCAGTGAAGCAGAGAGAATTTGTTAGATAATAATTTAACCCAAAGCCGCTGGAAAGGACAGCGTGAGGTGAGAGCCCTCTTTATATGTTATATTCTATATCCTTATTTATCCCGGTGTGTCCTGGCCGACTATCCGGGAACTATTTTTTTTAACTCATTTATTAACCACTAAAAATTATTGATTATGGGACTTATCAAAAAGCCTAACGAACTGACAGTTAAGAATGCCCTGTCGGCATTAATCTACGGACAACCTGGTATGGGAAAGACCACACTGGCGTTAAGCTCTCCCCAGCCACTACTCCTGGACTTTGACGGTGGCGTTCACCGTGTGAATGCAGCCCACCGTGTAGACACCGTACAAATTTCCAAATGGGAAGAGGTGGATGAAGTTCTTACGAGCGGAGAAATTGTCGAATACAAGACCTTCGTTATTGATACGGCAGGAAAAATGTTATCCTTCATGGATAAATATATAATGAAAAACAATCCCAAAATGAAGAAAGCGGATGGCACACTGTCCCTGCAAGGATATGGAGTACGAAAGAATATGTTCATCAACTTCGTAAACCAAGTCACACTAATGGGTAAATCAGTAATATTCGTAGCCCATGAACGCGAGGAAAAGAACGGAGAGGACAAACAGATACGCCCGGAAATCGGAGGTTCTTCTGCCGGTGACCTGATTAAAGAGCTTGATCTTGTAGGCTATATGGAAGCCATAGGTAAGGATAGAACCATCTCTTTTGATCCGTGCGAGAAATTCTACGGTAAGAATACCTGCAATCTTCCGGCACGCATAAAGATACCAGTTATCATTAATGCAGAAGGTACAATCACCGGACCGAACGACTTTATGACAAAGATTGTAAACACTTATCAGACCTATCAGGAAAAACAGGCAGAACTGTCCTCCGAATATGAAGGTCTTATGGAAGTTATCAAGGAACAGATAGCCATGGTAGCGGATGCGGACACGGCCAACGAAGTGAAACAATCACTGGAGAGCCTGCAGCATATCTTCGACAGCAAATTACAAGCAGGTATGCTACTGAATAAAAGATGCAAGGAATTAGGGTTGAAATTCGACAAAGTCAAAAAAATATATGAAGCAGCCTAGTTATAAAATCTATCCCTCATTACTTGACAAATTCGACAAGTATCTGAGAGCTGATGAAGAAGTGGAAAACTTCTGGAACATTGATAATGAAACCGGAGAGTATAAACGCTCTCCGGAAGAAATCGAAGAGAGCCTGAAGCAAGACCTTCTGGATGCTATCAACCGTGTACCGTTTGAGAGTGAAGCAGCCGACAAGGGAACAGCCTTCAATGCTATCATTGACTGCTATGTCCATTGCGAAAATCACGTGCCGACAGAGCGTTCCCCCTACTCCATCATTGGCGATAAGGAAACCAATACCATACAAGTAGCTTTCCCCGCAACGGATATCGCACCTGCACGGCATTTCCTTTTCGACAGACAATGGTGTATAGAACAGGCAGAGTATTTCAAAGGCTCATTAAGTCAGGTCTATGTATCCGCCATTCTTCCTACCCAGTACGGAAATGTGGAGTTATACGGATTTATCGACGAACTCCGAAAGGATATTGTTTATGACATAAAATCCACATCTAAATACGAGTTCGGCAAATACGCCCACGGGTGGCAGCGCCATGTCTACCCTTATTGCCTAATTGCTTCCGGTCAGATGGAAAACATAAAGGCATTTGAGTTTACGGCTTATGCGCTGAAAGGCGGTACCAGCCGCACACCGCTTATCAGTGGTACGCAATATCCGGAATATTATACTTACAATCACGAACAGACAGTGAAACTGCTCACGGCACACGTAGAACATTTCATAGAGTTTTTGGAAGCTAATAGAGAATCTATCACGGACAAGAAGATTTTCGGACTGGAATAATGGCACAAGAAGCTATCCTTATAAAAGAAAAAGGTGTGGTAACACTGAACAAGTCCTTTGATTTCATGTGCTCGCAGCTCCGTAACGGTCGTTACAGGTTAATTATCGAACGTTACACAGAGCCGCGCACATTAAGTCAAAACGCCCTGATGTGGCTTTGGTTTACCTGTATCGAACAGGAAACAGGAACGGACAAACAGGACGTACACGATTATTACTGCAACCTATATCTACGAAGGACAACCATTATCAAAGGAAAAGAAACGGTCATAGCCGGAAGCACATCGAAACTGAACACACTGCAAATGACGGACTTTTTGAATAAGGTCAAAGCAGATGCAGCCACGGAACTGGGAATAACACTTCCCCTTCCGGAAGACCGTTATTATAACGAATTTGTCAACGAATATAAATATAGAAGATAATGAAGATCATAAAAGCTAAAATCACCAAGGACAGTACCTTGGTGGCCACCTACAAGGATGAGAATGGTACAACCACCGTAGAAGGCAAGAACCTGGTAACATCAGACCTTATCAATGCGTTCAGCAAGCTGAATCCCCACGCCGCTTTGCTTACAGAACAGAAAGAAGTGGACGGTATAGAATCAGTAGATGAAGTACCTGATATCATAGGACAGGTGCTTGACGTTACAGGATATTCCATTGGCGGAGATGGAGATCATGAAGGGGTTACTCTGATAGCCAAACGTTTTCTCAAAACAGGAAAAGTTCTGAACCTATGCGCTCCGTTCACCATGTTCAATAATGAGAATGAATCGTATATCAATGCCTTCGAGTTGGAGCAGGAAATCCAATCCTGTGAGTTCGAAGTCAAAGAGTATCTGTTAAACAAAAAATGGCGAATTGTACAACAGGAACTTCCGTTTGAGGAAGACACGGCGAACGCAGACGTACAACCGGACGCCATTCCAGAAGCCGGTACAGACTTCAATCAAGAGGTTGCGGAATTCCAGCAGGCTATGAATGATGCAGGGGTTGACATAATAATGAACGGAAAGAAAATTAAATCACGTAAACCACGTAAAGTCAAACAACTTGCATCATGATACCGCCGTCCCCATTTTGCGTAACTACTACCCCCAACTGCTTCAAACTAGCCTTCCCATATCATCCAAGATTAGTGGAGCTAGTCAAACGGATTCCAAGTGTAAAACAGAATATCCGGGCAGCCTATATCGCTGACGAAAAAGCTTGGAAGGTATCTCTACAAGATAAGGAATACGTGAGAATGATGGCAGATTGGGCGGTACAGACAAAGATATGCAGCCGGGTACAGCACAAAGTGACAACAAGAGAGTATAATGACTATACTATTCCCGACCTTCCAAAACTTACGGTTCCACACGGATTGCTGTTGGAACCGTACGAATATCAGAAAGAAGGCATCGCTTATGCGCTACAGCACAAGCGGTGCATATTCGGGGACCAACCGGGACTGGGAAAGACATTACAGGCAATAGGCACGGTTACGATAGCAAAAGCGTATCCGTGCCTTGTCATTTGTCCGGCCGCATTGAAAATAAACTGGCAACGTGAATTTAAGAAATTTGCCGGAAAAAATGCCATGATTCTGGATGATCGCAATAAAGCCAGCTGGCACCGTTTCTTTGAAACTAAATGCTGCAACATATTCATAACAAATTATGAATCACTGAAAAAGTTTTTTGTACTTAAAGTAAAGGAGGAAGCACGGTTTACCATGAAACCCATTGAGTTTGACCCGCGAATATCGTTATTCAAATCCGTAGTCATTGACGAATCACACAAGTGCAAATCCACCAAGACCCAGCAATCCAAGTTCGTAGAAGGAATATGTAAAGGCAAAGAATATATCTTGGAACTGACGGGAACCCCAGTAGTGAACAACAATACAGACCTTATACAACAACTCAAGATAATGGGACGATTAGAGGATTTCGGAGGATACAAGTATTTCGTAGAGAGGTTCTGCGATGGACCTAAACAGTCAAGCAATGTGAAAGAACTGAACTGGAGGTTATCATCGACCTGCTTCTTCCGGCGCGAAAAGGCCAAGGTACTCACTCAGTTGCCGGACAAGTCACGCCAATATATAGAGGTGGACATATCCAATCGCAAAGAATACGACAAAGCGGAAGCCGACCTGATACAGTATCTCCGAACTTACAAGAATGCGGACGATGAAAAGGTGGCCAAGGCATTAAGAGGCGAGGTAATGGTGAAAATGGGAATATTGAAAGCCATATCAGCCAGGGGAAAAATCAAAGTCTTTTCCGAATTCATCCATGACGTGATTGACGGAGGTGAGAAACTGATAGTCTTTGCTTACCTGAAAGAAGTAGTACAGGAATTAAAGAAGATATTCCCTGAAGCTGTCACCGTTACAGGCGAAGACAATGCTACTCAAAAACAGACAGCGGTAGACCGCTTCCAAAACGACCCTTCTTGCAAGCTGATCATCCTTAACTACAAATCAGGAGGTACAGGTCTTACATTGACAGCTTCCAGCCGTGTGGCGTTTATCGAGTTCCCATGGACTTTCTCCGATTGTGAGCAGGCAGAAGACCGAGCACATCGGAACGGACAGAAGAACAACGTAAACTGTTACTACTATCTTGGAAAGGATACTATCGACAAATATATGTATGATGTCATTCAGACCAAAAAAGGAATAGCCAACGGAGTGACAGGGACGGATGATGTGGTTAAGGAGAATGTGGTAGATATGGCAATGAACCTATTCAACGGAAGAATATGAGGAAACAGACAACACCATTATCAGAAAGCCAAATACAACATGATTGTTTGGTATGGTTCCGGTTACAATATCCCAAACTGGCTCGTATGCTTTTTGCAGTGCCCAACGGTGGCAAACGTGATGCCAAGACAGGAGCACGGATGAAGTATGAAGGAGCAGTGAGAGGTGTAGCAGACTTGATTTTGCTCATACCCAAAAAGGGATGGGCTTCCCTCTGTATAGAGATGAAGACACCGAAGGGTACACAGAGCGAGCACCAACGAACGTGGCAGACAGAAGCAGAGAGATACCAAAACAAGTATGTTATCTGCCATTCACTACAGGAGTTCATAAACGAAGTAAATTCTTACCTACAATGACTTATATAGATTACGTAAACCAATTTTGGAAGACACATCAGAGTGTAGCATTTTCCTCGAACGAAGTTTATTTGTACTTCTTCCTTTTGAACGAGTGCAATAGTCGGGGTTGGGAGAATCCGTTTGAGTGTCCCAACAGACGAATCGTCCTCGCAACCGGTATATCAGAACCAACCGTAATTGAAGTCAGGAACAGATTACAGCAAAAAGGTTTACTACAGTTTGAGTCAGGTAAGAAAAATGCGAAATCGCCCGTTTATTACTTAAATGATTTAAGTAAACCCTTAAGTAAACTCTTAAGTAATGACTTAAGTAAACCTTTAAGTAAAAAGGCTAACATTAATATAAGACTTAAGAGTAAAGATAATAATAACTCTAGCGAGTTATTTAAGCCCGAGCAGGAAAAACCTAAAAAGAAGCCTTCAAAACCAAAAACCGAATTTATAGCCCCTACCCTGGAACAGGTGAAAGATTACTTCCGTGACAAGCTCCCGGACTGGGAGCAGCAGGCGGAGATATTCTTCTACCACTTCGATGCGCTAAGCTGGAAAAACACCAACGGGGCTAAAATTGAACGATGGGACAGCCGGGCTAACCTTTGGATAATCGAAAAAAGACTTCAAAATGGAAACAAGCCTACAAAAACAGATCACTGTGATAATGTCCCCAGGACAGATACCTCAATCCAGGAAAAAGCCGGAGACACTGACACCGCTCCAGCAGACCTTGAGAAATGGATCAACAGCCTCCCAATTGGTTGACAACTGGTCCGGCACGCAAGCCCAGCTGAATTGTAACCTGACATTAGCACAAGCAATCAGGATTGAGGGTATTCCCACCCTTGCGGACATCAATGTTGTCTTCGGCAACGCCACATCAGTCAGGATTATCACAGAGCACCTGCAATCAATCCTCCGATACGCAGGCATTGATATCGCACCTCAACAACTTGCCGAAACGGCGCTAAGCATATTGGCCAGCTATTATTTTCTCAATCTGGCCGAGCTTTGCATATTCTTCACACAGCTTAAAAACGGAAGCCGTGGACAGTTCGTCTGGGGAAACAGGATAAACAACCAGTCCATTATGGTAGCCCTATCGGACTTTTGCAGGGATAGAAGAGACGAGCACGTCAAACTGTCCAATGAAACCGCCATGAAACAATCTCAAAAAGGTTTCACCCGGATAGAAGATGCAGCGTGCGCCATGATTGAGGGAGTAAAAAACATTCAGGAGCTCAAAAAAAAGGCTAAAAACGATTTCAGCGCCTTCACAGAACTTTTTCCTAACGTTCCCAATAACCATACTGCCTACACCTATTGGAAGGCATACGGGGGAAATGAGGATACAATACGGGCTATATACGGAGATAATGCACCACCTCCCAATATAGCAAGCGACGATATAGGAAAATTCTTATGCGAGTATAACATCAGAATCAATCACAAATAAATATTATCAACCACTTCAAAATTAAGAAACCATGGCAAGTAATGAAAGTTTCAAACAGGCAATCAAAGCCTATCTGGACAAACGGGCGGAAGAAGATTCACTGTTCGCCCCCAAATATGCGAATGAGAAGAAAAACATTGATGAATGCTGTAGCTATATCATGGGTGAAGCCAGGAAGCGTGGTAATGCCGTAGCGATTTCAGACGAGGAGGTCTACGGGATGGCGGTGCACTACTATGATGAGGACGATATCAAAATAAACCGGCTGCCTGCCGGAGAGAAAGCGTCCGTATCATCCCCCTCCAAACCTGTGGAACTCACCGAAGAAGATAAGAAAGCGGCACGTGACAGAGCAATCGCACGGCTGGCGGAAGAACAATACCAGACACTCAGAAAGAAAAACATCCGAAAGAAAGCGGATGATAATGTCCAACAAATGAGCCTGTTCTAATCATGAAACCGAGAACGAAACTTGAGAAACGTGTAACCGGACTAAGCGGCAAACTGTCCGCCGTTACCGAAGTACAAAAAGAATGGGCGAAAGAACATATATTCACCCACGAAGCATATAGGTGCAAGGATGAGCTATGGTGTTCCGAGTGCGGCGGAACATGGATAGACACAAGCAATAGCGAGCTGGGAACCACCCTGCTCGGTGATACGACCGAATGCCCGTACTGCCACCACAAACTGGACGTAAAGGTCAGCCGGAAACGAAAAGTCGAGGAAGAAAAGTACATGTCCATCTTACAGACCGCCGGAGAGTTCCAGATCATAAGACATATACTATGCTGCAAGTACGCCAGAAAAAGGAATTTTGATTTGAACAGCAGACAGGATTATATTCACTATGCTTTCTTTGAAGTGGTTCAGGAATGGATCACCGTCGAGGGGAAACGCACCATCATGGCAAAACCGATGAATATGGGAAGCAGCGGATGGATATATTCGGAACCACTGAGCATAAAGGGTGAATACGGCAGTTACAGCTGGAATTATCGTGGAGACCTATATGCGATATGGGGATGGATATATCCAAGAAAGAAACTGATCCCGGAATTGAGAAAGCGGGGAATCGGGAAACGGTTCCCCGATGTACCCCCCTCAAAACTTGTACGAGACCTTCTGAAAGGTGGCAATGATGCGGAATTATGTATCAAGACCGGACAGACGGATATGTTAAAGCACATGTACAAAACGGGCTATTACCAGCTCCGATATAAACCGTCCTTCAACATCTGCAACCGCAACCGTTATATAATCAGAGATGCAAGCATGTGGAATGACTATATAAGCCTGCTGTCCTATTTCCACAAGGATCTGCATAACGCCAAATACGTATGTCCCAAAAATTTAAAAGCCGAGCACGACAGATTACTAAGAAAGAAAAATGAAATTGAGGCAAGGCAAAGAAGGGAAAGGGACAGAATAAAGGCTATCCAAAAAGAAAAGCAGCTCAAGGAAGATATAGCATCATTCTACAACCGGATGGAAAGATTCTTCGGCATGGAAATCAAAGGCAACGGTATAACCATCCGTCCGCTTGAAAGCGTAACCCAGTTCTACAAGGAGGGCAAAGCCATGCACCATTGTGTATACGCCAACAGGTATTACAGACGCAGTGAATGCCTGATCATGACAGCCATAGTCGGAGAAAAACATGTGGAAACCATCGAAGTGAATCTTAAATCTTTTCAGATAGTACAGTCAAGAGCCGTATGCAACGGAACATCGGAGTATCATGACTGCATTATCCGGCTGGTGGAGAAGAACATGAGTTTAATCAAAAAAAGAATAGCATAATGAAAGATTATATAGAATTTTTAAAAGACAAGATGGCAATCAGCCATCAGACAGGATTTGAAGTTAAGGCTGATGAACTTACCCCGTACTTATATCCCCATGTGAAAGATACGGTACGTTGGGCTGTTTGCGGCGGTTGCAGGGCGATATTCTCCAGCTTCGGTATGCAGAAAACCGTAACCCAGTTGGAGATACTGCGGATAATCCTGAACCGCACAGGAGGCAAAGGGTTGATAGTTTGCCCCAAGCGTGTAGTAGTGGAGTTCCTGACACAGGCCGAAAAGCATCTGGGCATGAAAGTGACCTATGTACGTACTATGCAGGAGGTGAAGCAATGTCCGACCAATATCATGGTGACAAACTATGAACGTGTCCGTGACGGCGAGGACGGAATAAGAATAGAACCTTCCTACTTTACCGTTACCTCATTGGATGAAGCGAGCGTGTTACGTGGATTCGGAACCAAGACCTATCAGGAGTTTCTTCCTATGTTTGCAGAAGTTCCGTACAGGTTTGTTGCCACTGCCACACCGTCACCCAACAGATACAAGGAGCTGATACACTATGCCGGCTACCTTGGAGTGATGGATACCGGGCAGGCACTTACAAGGTTCTTCCAGCGTGACAGCACGAAGGCGAACAATCTTACCCTCTATCCCCACAAGGAGAAGGAATTCTGGTTATGGGTAAGTACATGGGCGTTGTTCCTCACCAAACCGTCCGACCTCGGTTATCCCGATATAGGATATGAACTGCCTGAACTGCGTGTACATGAGGAAGTGGTTAGTGTGGATAACTCCACTGCCGGAGCCGACCGTGACGGGCAGGTGAAAATGTTTCGTGAGGCTGCTCTCGGTCTGGCTGATGCTGCAAAGGAACGCCGGGACAACATGCAGGAAAAGATTGCCCGTGTGGTGGAGATAATCAATCGCCCGGAAAACAAGGATGACCATTTCCTTTTATGGCACGACTTGGAGGCTGAACGTGAGGCACTCTGCAAGGCAATTCCCGGATGTAAGGCTGTGTATGGCTCGCAAGATGATAAGGAAGCGGATAAGGTAATAGCAGATTTCAAGGACGGCCGTCTGAAGTATCTGGCCGCAAAACCGGAGATGCTGGGTGAGGGTCTGAACTTCCAGTACCACTGCCACAAGGCAATCATGTTCATTGACTACCGTTTCAACGACAAGTTCCAAGCGATAGCCCGTATCTACCGTTTCATGCAGCAGCATCCCGTAGAGCTTTACTTGGTGTATGCCGAAAGCGAAGGTGAAATATTCAAATCATTCATGCAGAAGTGGGCGCAACACCGCCAGATGGTAGCCAGAATGACCAATATAGTCCGCAAGAACGGTTTGTTCGGTTTACAGGCAGAGGAAAAGATGATGCGCTGGATGTTCGCCAGTCGGGAAGAGAAGTCCGGCAAACTGTGGAAAGCTATCAATAATGACAATGTACTTGAATGTCAGAAGATGGAAGATAATTCAGTAGACCTGATTGTAACCAGTATCCCGTTCTCCAACCACTACGAATATACGCCTACCTACAACGACTTCGGGCATAATGAAGACAACGGCAAGTTCTTTGAGCAGATGGACTATCTCACCCCGGAGCTTATGCGTATTTTAAAGCCCGGCCGGTTGGCCTGCATCCATGTAAAGGACCGTGTACTGTTCGGCAACGCTACGGGTGACGGTATGCCCACCATCGACCCGTTCAGCGAAATGACAGTGTTCCATTATCTGAAGCACGGGTTCCGCTACATGGGGCGTATTACAGTGGATACGGATGTGGTGAGGGAGAACAACCAGACTTATCGGCTTGGATATACAGAGATGTGCAAGGACGGTTCAAAGATGGGTATCGGTTGCCCGGAATATGTTCTTCTCTTCCGAAAGTTGCCTTCTGATACCTCACGAGCCTATGCTGATTTGCCGGTGACAAAGAATAAGAGTGAATACTCGCTTGCCCGTTGGCAGATAGATGCCCATGCAAGTTGGAAATCTTCTGGTAACTCTCTATTGAGCTATGAGGACATGAAAGGAGCCGGAATAGATAAGATACGCCATCTGTTCAGGAACTACGAACGCGAGCATATATATAACTACGAAGAACATGTATCATTCGCAGAGGAATTGGAAGCTTACGGAAAGCTGCCTAAAACGTTTATGGCCGTTGACCCTGTAAGCAAGAAAGATTGGATATGGGATGATGTCACCCGTATGCGCACGCTCAATACCAAGCAGTCACAGAAGAAACGGCAGAACCACATCTGCCCTTTACAGCTCGATATCGTTGAAAGACTGATTGAACGGTATTCAAACAAGGGTGAGTTGGTGTTTGACCCCTTCGGAGGTATCGGCACAGTACCTTATTGTGCCATCAGACTGAAACGTAAGGGATTATCTACTGAACTAAATTATGACTATTGGAAAGACAGTCTTTCATATCTGTATGAGGCGGAGATGGAAGTTAGCGCACCCACATTGTTTGATTTGATGGACAGTGCCGTATGAACATCTATCATACAGAACCTAGATTCGACTGCGAGATATTCGCTCCATGCGGGCGCATCTCCCTGCACAAATGCCGGAAGTACAAAGGCAGACTGGATGAATGCAGGGGATGTACGCTTGTACACCGTAAAGCCAAGACGGTTGCCGGTACGGAAGCCGGAAGAAAGGTTTGTCCGCATTGCGGACGTTCCCTTCCGCTCCACCGGTTTTATAACAGGACTGTCAGATGTGGGGATAAGGAATACCGATGTCTCACCTCCTGGTGCAAGATGTGTATGAGTGAAGTCGCAGCAGAAAGAAATCGTAATAATTAATTTAAAAATCCAATGAAAAACGTAACGAAAATAGCCAAGAAGTCCGCAGGGCTTAGCCAAAAATGCTCGATTTGCCCACTTATGCAAAGATGCACTTTAGAAATCCATAGAGCCTGTTTTGACAGCTTTGTAGAGGGTTTCAGGGTTTCAAGAAAGGGGCCAGAGCTGCTGAAAAAGAAATAAACAAGAAATTCAAATCGGAACAGATATGAATATAGACACAGAGTTTAATGTAGGTGATAGTGTATGTTACCTAAGTGGTGACAATATCTGTCATTCCACTATAAGCAAAATTACTATTGAAATATCCTATACAGATAGAAGTTTTTTAATGGTTTACAAATTGTCTGACGGCTTAAGTGTGCCTAGAAACAACTATCCACAATGGGGGAAAAGGCTTTTTAGAGACAAAAAGAGTTTAATAAAATATTTATCAGAATTATAACGGAACAGAAATGAATGATGGAGTTTATTTTGACCAAAATGGTAACGAGGTAATCGTAATCAATGGATTTGAATATTCACGAGAAGAATTTGATTCCCTTGTGAATATATGTGGAGATTGCAATATATAATAAAAGAAAGAAATGAGTAAAACAACAATTTATTACCTATTCCTAGTAGTAATGTATATGCTTTTAGGATAGGTGGAAAGGATAAGATATGAAACAGACAGTAGAAGAAGCGGCATACGATTATGCTACTAATAAAACGAAGTTCAGAAAAGACGTTCTGAAAGAAGTTGACGCGGATACCTACGTTTCACGTCATGCTGATAGTATGGAAGATTTTCAATGTGGTGCAGAGTGGCAGTCAAAGCAATCGCCTTGGATTAACGTTAAAGAAAGGTTGCCGGAAGAAGAACAAAAAATCTTCGTTTTGACAATGGGTTATGGCGTACCATATATTCAAAAAGAAACGTTTCGTAGAAGCAACAATTTAGATATAAAGGGAATATGGACTCACGGAAACAGTATCGTGTTGGCATGGCTTCCTATTCCGTCTTTCGATGATATATTAAAGAACAACAATAAAAAATGAAAGCAATAACCATAAAACAGCCGTGGGCCTCTTTGATAGTCCATGGTATTAAAGACATTGAGAACCGTACTTGGAGCTGCCCTAAGAAATACTTAGGGCAGAGGGTACTGATTCATTCAAGCGGTAAACCTTTGAATTATGATAATTTCTATGATTCAATACTTACCAATGAGCAGTTATTGGCATTACCGGAAAACAAAGAGTGGAAAGATTTTAGTTTTTATACAGGCTCCATAATCGGAAGCGTCGAGATAATAGACTGTGTACAAAACCATCCTTCCATCTGGGCAGAGAAAGGAGTTTATAACTGGGTACTAGCTAACCCTATTCTCTACGAAAATCCAATTAAGGACGTGAAAGGCAAATTATCCTTTTGGGATTATCCCGGTATCAAAGAGGTAAAGATAGAATGTCCGGAATGTGGCAGTATAGAAATAGCTGTTGAGGACTATACAACGGCACCATTCCCAACTTATTTGCATAGGTGTAATAAGTGTGAACATGTGATTATAGAAAGTGAGTGGAAGGAGGTAAAACTATGAGAGATTTTTATGAACTGATAAACCAATATCCATGGACTACTATTTTTCTTGCTATTTTCATTTATGAAGTGATTAAATGTGTGATGTCTAATTTGAAAAAGAAATAGCCATGAGCAAACTATATAAAGTAACTATTTTCGGGGAATCATTCCTAATCGGGTGGTTCCCTTTCTCTTCACGCTGGTATAACAAGCTAAAGATAATCAAATGATAGTACGTCATTTTATAAGAGTTCCGGTTGGAAGTACTGTCTATTGCGACAATCAGCCGGTTAAAATACTGGAGAAAGGATATGCCCTTGCTCTATGTGATATTAATGGGAAACGGGTATATATCACCTGCTATGATTTGGAAAAGAAACCATTCATCAGCACGAATGGGGAAGAATGAAAAAGAGCCAACCCACGCACGACCATGAATCAGCTCTTCCTTACACGATTATGATGCAAATATACTATTTACTTTTAAAATAATCGTGTTATGGAACTGGATTTTAACAAAATAATTCGCCTTAAAAAGATTAGAATTGAGAAATCAGAACTTTCAGAAGAAGAAAATACCTTAGCTTCACCGATTTTGAGAGATAAAAGCCTTATTAGGGATATCTATAAAATCTTCGTTGAGCTATTGAATAGCAGAAGTCTTCCCCCTTGTATTGATAGTGTTACCCAGCGGAAGAAGTTCATCTTCATTATCCTGTACCTGTTTTCTCCAAGTTCGCTTGCCGGTGGGAAAATGACAGCTGGGTTACGCGAAGAGATGTCAAGGGTACTTGGGGTTCAGTCCAAGAGTACAATTCCCGACAACTGCGCTGATGTCGTGTTTCTCTATCAGAACTATGGGGATTTCAGCGGGGATATAGAGTATCTTTATACCGAAATCGTAAATCGGTTAAAGATCAAAGGGCTAATCAATTAACGAGCCGGGGCTTAGCGCTCCGGCTTATCTAAATCAATAGTAGTGACTTTATCTTGCTCAGTTATATGAAGTTCTGATTTCATCCAAGTATGCAACTTGGGGTTATTATTGTAAGGTCTAATAGCTGTGAATATAGATGCAACTGTTGGGTATTTACTTAAAACAGCTCCAAATGCGCTAATAATACACTTCATATCTGAGCCGGAATTTAGGATAATAATGTCGTTGGAATTTTTATTTCTGACAATGTAGATTTCGGTATTCCAATCCCCCTTATTAACAGTTTCTATAACTTCGACTTCCGATTCTATTTCTTTGAGTTTTTCGTGAATAAATTTAGATTTACCCGAACCTTTTTCACCCTGGATTAATGTAATTTGTCTCATTTATATCTCCTTTCTTATTTTTAGTTTTTCGTTCTAACTCTCCTTTTCTGATTACGCAAATAGCATTCTCATAAGGTTCTTCCGTCTTTTGCCAGTAGTTCAGAAGTGACTGCCGGGCAATTCCAAGTTCTTGACTTGAAAATACATCATAGATGGCAGCAGGTGAAGCAAAGTACCTATGCTTACCAGTTGCTTTCATTTCTACGTGTATAACTCTTCTTTTATCTTCCTTTTCCATGATGCAAATATACTTATATAATTATTATATGTTACATAAAATAATACTTTTATAATTTATTAACTATATAAATAGTATCATTTGTTACATAATATACTATCTTTGCATCATCAGAAACGAAGTAATAACAATTAAAAGATATACGATAATGAAAGCAAAGAATATCATCAGAGAAGTAAGTTACAAAGGTCACATAATAACAGTGTTTGAAGATGGCTTTCATCAAGAATTTGTAATCATAGATAATGACGAATCAAAGCTGTATGATAGCATTGCAGATGCAAAGAGAGTTATTAGAGGCGAGCAACCTTATTACGAAATAAACTGAGTTTAACCAGCAGGGCGAAAGCCCTGCGCAATATAGAAGGATATGAAAGAAAATATATTTTTAAAAGCAGTTATAGAAAAACCGTTATTGAATAATGAACCAGAAGTTTTACACCTTTTCGTTCAAATTATCAATGAAATAACTTCTTGTATGTCAGAAGACGAGTTAAGAGGCTGTATGAACTCTTTAATAGTAAGATACTCTTATTTTAAACTGTTTTTCGATTATGGTTTCGGACATAATCATATGTGGGTGAAAGCATCAGGTTCTTTAGAAAGATTGATATTGGTTGAGTTCTAATCCGGTAGCCTTATGGCTACCACAATATACACGATTATGAAAGCAGATTTAGTTTTAGTTATCAGCCCTGAAGCCCCACTGATGAAGCAACTGGGCAAGGTATTGGGTAAGATGGTAACCCCTTATGACTTCTCTACTATAGAGAGGGGTGAAAAGTACATCACCATACAGCATGATGAAACAGGGCTTGTAGTGGCTTATACGAGTGAAGAAAGATTGAATGTGAAACATTAAATATTGATTATTATGGGTGAAATAGCAGATAGTTTAATTAATGGTGAATTTGATTGCATCACAGGTGAATATTTAGGTGAAGAAGTTGGCTATCCAAGAACGCACGCTTATGACAGACATGAATACATGCCACCAGTTGAAAAGAAGCCTACCAGCAAGGCGAATGTCTGTATAACTAACATGTGCAAAGACAGAGGATTTAGTAACCGTGCAAAAATTGAGCTTGTAGCCAAATTCTTGTATAGCAAAGGTTACAAACAATTGCCTAACCTATCCCACCAGTATAAAATCATTCACAGCCAGTACAAGAATGATTTTAAAAAGTTTTTGGTTGAACAAGTAAAGCAAAGAAAGGATAAATAATATATTTACTATTTGTCATTCAGAAGAGGAAGCCAACGAAGTGGGGCACTTCATAATGGGGAAAGGTTACGAGGGTGTTCAAAATGATAGTTATAGATATTGTCGTGAAGCGATTTGGTGGGCTTTCAAAGAAGCTAAAAGGCATCATTCAAATTGCATCTACGTTGGCGTTGCAGGTTGCCAAATGACTGTATCAAAATCAAAACGATGTCTTAGACGAAATGGTCTTAAATACATAGAGAAAAGGCGAATGTTTTACAAATTACTAAGTAAGTATTGATAAATGATTATGAACTCAATTAACGACGAAAGAGGTTGTAGCGTATGCCAGCCCGGTAAAGAGAACTATTGCACTTACACTACCAAATTGAAAGGTAAGAGAGTAAGAATGTACCAATATGACTATCGTACTGAAAGTGGCGAACTGTTTGCTTGTTGTGCGCCTACCTTAGAGGCATGCAGAGAAAGACGGGATAAATGGCTTAGTTCACGACAATAAGCCGATTGTCGTGTATAACGATTGAAGATATTTCGTTATCTTTGGTTGTGGTAGTACCTTTGGGGTACTATCTTTTTTATAGTATAAATTTAAAAATGATAGAATAGTATGAAGATTAATTATAAAGGTCAAGAGATAGAAGCGTATTCGCTTGTAATGAATAGAAACAACGCTTTAGATATTCTGAACGGTAAAAAGTGTATAGAAACTCGTATGCTCAGCTCTAAATATGAGAAAATGTTCACGGACTTCAATCAGATTGAGGAAAATGAAAAATTGAGAAAGGCTGGGCGTGAAGATGAATGTCAGTCTATTTTGAGAACGGATATAGAAGCTATTCATTTTTATAGTACCGGTGCACCGTGGACACTTGATGTAGCAATTGACGAGATAGGTATAGGTGAAGTGACAGAAGAAGGTATTAAGTTCATGCATGATGAATTTGATTTCCATGATTTTGATGAACAATTAAAAGAGTTCAAGAAGAATCCACCGAAAGAGTTGCCATTATTTTACTACTTACATATTTGTGAAATCATAAGCCATTCAGGTTTGAAATAATATAAGCCACTTGGGTGGCTTTGTTTATTTAGTAAAAGGATTGTTTAATTTAAAATTAAAGATTATGCCAGAAACGTATGCAACAGATGCAAGTGGTCGAAAGTATCGTACCCGAAAAGATTATGAAGCCGGACGATTTCAATCTATGGGGCGAAATGCAGCTCAGCGAGCAAGAATTAATCGTAGGGTAGGCGGTAGAGTTGTTTAATGATGGATAAAGCAATAGACATAATTAAAGAAGTTGCTTTAAAGGCTGACAGGGTTATATTGTTTCACTCGGCATCGGGCAAGGACAGTATAGCCCTTTTGGACCTAATATCACCTTATTTCAAAGAGGTCGTTTGCGCCTATATGTATGTTATAAAAGACTTGTCTCATATCAATCGTTATATAAATTATGCTTGCAGTAAATATCCAAACGTGAAGTACATTCAGATACCTCACTTTGCGGTCTATTCATTTAGGCGTATTGGTTACTTAGGATGTATTAAGAACGAGAAGCAGAAACTATACAATATGGCTCAACTTACGGATATTATAAGGGAGAAATATAATATCGAATGGGCCTTCTTTGGATTTAAGCAGTCTGATTCAATGAATAGACGTTTAATGTTACGTACATATAAGTTGAACGGTATTAACGAAGTGCAAAAGAAGTGTTATCCCTTATCTGAATATCGGAACAAAGATGTATTGGAGTACATTAGTCGAAAAGGTCTAATCAAACCCGAATCATATGGAGGAAAACATCAATCATCCGGCACTGACATAACGGATATTAATTACTTGTTATTTCTTCGTTCTAAATATCCATTTGATTTACAAAAAGTTATAAATGAATATCCATTGGTAGAACGGAAATTATTTGAATATGACTATGAAAGAGCTAAAACAAAGTGAAACAAGAATTATAAAACGCTCTCAAATAAATCTTAATCCGATTAACCCTAAAAGGCATTCGGACGAGAAAGTAAAGCTGCAAAAGAAAAATTTGCAGAAAATTGGTTTTCTTGGTGGTATTGTATGGAATGAAAAATCGAGGAATCTGATTGACGGGCATCGAAGGATTAAGGCAATGGACCTGCACTACAAATACGATGGTACATCTAAAACGGATTATGATGTAAAGGTTGAAGTCGTAGCTCTTGACGATAAGGCTGAGAAGGAACAGCTTACATATATGGCTGTAGGAAATACAAAGCCGGATATAGACCTTATAGCTGGCTACATTTCTGATATAGATTATACGAATGTCGGCTTGGACATTGGGGAATTGAATGATATTCTTTCCATAAACACAGAAATGCCATCTCAGTTAGATTTTGTGGATGATTTATTGTCCCCTCTGCCATCATTTGACGAAATTGAAACTCCCTCTGCGGATGAGAAGACTTATGATGAAAAGAAAGAGCACATGAAAGCCATTAAACAGCAAGTAAGAGAATTGTCAATAGAAAGACAGCAAAACGAAGAAGCTTATATTACATTGTCTTTTTCTTCTTACAACGCTAAAGAGGATTTTTGCGATTTGCTTGGTATCAGCACAGATGACAAGTTTGTAAAAGGGGAAGATGTATTAAAATTGATTAAGTGACGAAAGTAACAAATACGCGCGCACGTACACAAGGATATGGCTAAGAAACCTAATATAGAAGATTTTAGAAAGATTCTCCGCAAATCTGGTGGAAATCTGACTAAGGTTGCGGCTACGTTTAAAGTAGCTCGGAAAACTGTATATCAATGGGCGAAAGAAGATGTTGAATTTAAAGATGCTATATCAGATGAGCGCGGGGCGTTGGTTGATGAATGTTTGGTTTCTGCCCGTGTTCTTGCATTGGGTATTCCTGAAAAGGATAAAGATGGAAATTTCGTGGGTTGGCGTGAACGTCCAGACGGCTATATGATTCGTTATTTGCTTTCTACATTAGGGAAAAGCGAAGGTTTTGGGGAAGAATCAGAAGATGCTGATATTCCAACAGACATAGAGCACGGCATCAACATTGATTCTTGGATTAAAGACAAGCTGAAATGATAGTACCTCAAGAAATTTACCATCCATTATACGAGGATAATGAAAAATTTATAATTCTTATCACTGGTGGGCGTGGTAGCGGAAAGTCTTTCAATGCTTCTACCTTTATTGAGCGGTTGACTTTTGAAATGACTCCCGTAGAGAAGATAGTTCATCAGATTCTTTACACCCGTTACACGATGGTTTCTGCCGGTATGTCTATCATCCCCGAAATGATGGAGAAGATAGATTTGGACGGAACCACGAAATATTTCAAGACCACAAAGACGGACATAGTCAATAAGATGACTAAGAGCCGTATCATGTTCCGGGGTATCAAGACTTCTTCCGGGAACCAGACAGCAAAACTGAAATCCATTCAAGGCATTACGACTTTCGTCTGCGATGAAGCGGAAGAGTGGACAAGCGAAGATGAGTTCGACAAGATAATGCTCTCCATCCGTAAGAAAGGGATTCAGAACCGGATTATCATCATTATGAATCCTTGCGATTCCAATCACTTCATCTACAAGAAATACATTGAGAAAACTCACAAGCTGGTAGAGATTGATGGTGTGCAGGTTCAGATTTCCACTCATCCGAATGTGCTCCACATTCATACGACTTACTTTGATAATTTGGAGAATCTTTCACCGGAGTTTCTAAAAGAGGTAGAGGATATAAAGGTGAGTAATCCTGAAAAGTATGGTCATGTGGTTATCGGCCGGTGGGCTGACGTTGCAGAAGGTGCTGTGTTCAAGAAGTGGGGAATTGTGAAAGAGTTCCCGCAGGAATGCAAAAAGGTAGGAATAGGGCAGGACTTCGGCTTTACTAATGATCCTTCCGCTGCTGTAAGATGTGGCATTATTGATAACCGTTTGTATGTTGATGAACTTTTCTATGAAACGGATATGCTTTCGTCGGCTATTGCCAATAGGTTAAAGCCTTTCTCTATGAAAGTTTTTGCCGATTCGCAAGACCCTCGATTGATTCAAGAGATAAAGAACAGAGGCGTGAATATCTATCCGGTAGATAAGTTTCCCGGCTCCATCAAAGCGGGTATTGATAAGATTAAAGACATGGAGTTCTTTGTAACAGAACGCTCTTACAATATTATTACTGAACTTCGGAAATATGTTTGGGATAAAGATAAGGATGGAAACTACATCAATGAGCCAGTAGATGAATATAATCATTTGATGGATGCCATTAGATATTATGTATTGGGTTGTTTGCTTGGACGCATTTTGAAGCCGAAAGATTTAACTGGAATATTCACACACTAAAAATATAAGCTATGCCATTGAATTTAGAAGAAATATTAGCATTGCCCGATATCGGGCAGAAGATAAACTACCTGAAGAAAGGTAGGAAGACTGAACTTCCCGACTGTTGTAAACTTTGGGACGATTGGAATCCGGAACGCCATGAAATTATGGTTGACAAAAAGAAGTATCCGGACAGAAAGGTTCTTGAAAAAGAAGCTGAGAAACACTTCGATGAAAAAACTGGTAAGACTTATGAAATCGAAGCAAAGTATAAGACTGAACCGGTGAACCGTATTTCCATTCCATTGGAACAGGATATAGTGAATATTCAAACTGCTTTCACGGTCGGCACAGAACCGTCTATGGATTGCACTCCGACTGATGATGATGAAAAGAAGCTGCTGGATGCGGTAAAGGCTGTATTTAAATCCAACAAAATCAAATACCAAAACAAGAAGATTGTCCGTGCCTGGCTCTCCGAACAAGAAGCGGCAGAATATTGGTATGTTACCGATGATGATTCGTTTTGGGCAAAGTTTTGGAAGAAAGTTAAGACTACGTTCGGTGGCAAGGTCAAGCCCACCAAGAAACTGAAAAGCGTGTTATGGTCTCCATTCAGAGGTGATAAACTATACCCGTTCTTTAACGATGAAGGTAAAATGATTGCTTTCTCACGTGAGTACAAGAAGAAGCTCATGGATGATTCGGAGATAACTTGCTTTATGACTATCACTGATAAGATGGTCTATCAGTGGGATTTATCTAAAGGGTATGAAGAAAGAACGCCTTTTACTCATGGATTCCCCAAATTACCGGTTCTCTATGCCTACCGTCCTGAACCTTATTGCAAAAAGATAAAGACTTTTCGGGTTCGGTTGGAGAAATTATTATCCAATTATGCAGATTGCATCGATTATCATTTCTTCCCTTTATTGAAACTTATCGGTGACGTGGAGGGTTTCATGGGTAAGGTTAAGGATAGAATGGTCAAACTTACAGGTGAAGGTGCGGATGCCCAGTATCTGACGTGGAACCAAGCAAATGATACCGTAAAATTTGAGGTAGAAACCCTCTTTGAGAAAGCATATTCTATGACGAATACACCACAAATCAGTTTTGAAAAGTTGAGCGGTGCTGGAAATGCCTTGTCCGGAGTGGCTTTCGATTACGTGTTTCTTTCGACACATTTGCAAGTTCAAAATCATGCCGAGGTGATAGGTGAGTTCTTGCAAAGGCGTGTGAACTTCATAGTCTCTGCTTTAGGCTCTATAAATCCATCTGAATTTAACAAAGCATCTGAAACGATAGATATTAGTACAGAAGTTGTTCCGTATCGCCTTGACAATTTAGAAGATAAAGTCAATGTAGCTGTAAAAGCTGTATCGGGTGGTGTATGGTCGCAACGACATGGAGTAATGTTCGCTGGAAATATTGACCGCATCGAAGAAGAAATCGCAGAGATAAAAGAAGAACAAGAAGAAAAAAGAAACGCTGAAATGCAGAAACAAAGCATAAAGAAAGGGGAGTGAAATCACTCCTCTTTGTATCTCCATTGATAGCCCTTGTGCTTCTTTATTTTCCCATTACAGCACATTGAAATGCCCGAATGGTGCGCACCAGTTGCGCGTGTCGCTTCATTCAAACTATCAAATGAATTTATAATTTTGCCGTCTTTTAATTGTAGAACAGCTCGTGAATTATGGTGGTTTTTGCCAGTCTTTTGCTTTCTACCAAGAACCCTATATGCGTGTAGTAAGTTTTCACCATCAGTAACCCATTCAAGATTAGTAACGCAATTATTGGTTTTATCACCGTCTATGTGGTTTACTTGTGGTAGGTTTTGCGGATTAGGTATAAAAGCATTTGCGACCAAGCGATGAACTTTAAATATGCGCTTTCTGCACCATACATTCAAATACCCCTTTTTGCTTTTTATGGGTATTAAAATGCGTCCATCTCTAAACCAATATCCTTTACCGTTCCAGCATTTCTTTGGCAAGGATTTTACCCTACCTAAATTTGATACTTGATAATCGTCTTCGTACCCTTCAATGTCTTTCCAAATTTCGTCCATACTTATTTCATTTAAGAGTGAATAATAAAGGCAGCCTTAAAAGTCGTGCGGGCTACCTTTGGATAATCGTGTTATCTCATAAGATTTGATATTGAAATAAGCCTTTCAATTAGCGTATCTTCTGATTCTTTAGTCATGCCTGTAATCATATAGCGTTTACAAGCTCTGAATGTCATTACAAAGACATCACGCTCTATTGGCTTATACTTTGTTATGAAAGCGTCCATACGTGGCGTATCAAATTGCCATAGATATTTGTATTGTTCATCTGTCAAACGATGTTTATTTATTTTCAATCCATTCATGTAGAACTTGTTCTTAAAACGAACCAATCCACTTCGCACCGATAAATCAGAGTTATTAAAACCTTTATTAAATATTACCGAAGAAGCCATTTTCACCAGTTCAAGAAATGCCACTTCTGTAAATGGCAGATACGGTTGCACCTTTTCAGATATACTTTTTAATTGGCGGTATTGCTTACCTGTTAAGCAGGTTATATAGTTGCCATAGGGGTCTTTTCTCATAATCAAGCTATCTTTATAAGGTTGCACTTCTTGAAACATCTGTATTCTTCTTTTTCAGTGTCCCAGTACACTTGCAGATTATCATTCGGCTTTCTGCCTGTACCTTTCACCTCACCGATAAGATTCTCTTTGAGAGTACCAAAGGCTTGACGTAACGTACCATCAGTCTTTTTGAAATAGAACTCTACTATCTTCACTTTTAAAGCTGCTTTCAGCTTCAAATTAGCCCATGCGCATTTTAACGCTTCACTCATTGAATAACCGTTCTTGCGAACAAAAGAAACTGTTATACATATGTTTTTTTCTATTATTGTCATGCTACTTTACTTTTATAAGGTTATACTTTTTAAATCATTCATATCTGTTTCTGCATATCGCCAAACATAGCTACCTGCTTGTGATATTTTGCCCTTACAGCAATCACAGACAGCGGATTTAGAAATGCCTGCATCTAACGCTGCACGTGTTATGCTCTTATGTATTTTCAAAAAAACGCCATCTAACGTATATTGGCTTACCAGCCTTTCTCGATAATAGTGGTGTGTTTCATCAAATAAGACAGAATGAGCGTGTATAGCATTTTCTTTAGATGACACCCACTCTAAATTGTCAGCTCTATTATCATCCTTAATACCATTCTTGTGGTTGATAAGCGTTCGAGCTTTATCTTCTTTTAGAAAAGCTATTGCAACAAGTCTATGAACTTTGAATTTACGAAGTTTAGTACCAACTTTTAAATTAATCACAACATAACCATCTTTATCCTTACTACCTTTGATAATTTTCTCACGTGTTATTGTAGTTGTTTTAGCTTTATTAAAGACATTCACATTCTTTTTTTTAGGTAAAGATAAAATTCTACCTAAATTTGAAATTTTATAATACCCTTCAAACCCTTTAATATCTCGCCATTCTTCTTTCATAATTATATCTTTTTAAATTCACCAATAGAAAGTAAATTAGCACGTTTGAACGACCGCCAGCTTTCACGTTCTGTATCGTAATAAGTGAAAAGCGTATCATTAGGCTTTCTACCGCTTTCTTTTGTTGCAGGTAGTAGTTTCTCTTGCAAGCTACCAAACGCCTCTCTAATTTCACCCGAAACCTTACGATAGTAGAATCTTACTATCTTATTCTTCATTGCCTGTTTGAGCTTGTAATTAGCCCAAGCAACCTTCATTGCTTCACTTATGGTGTAGCCGTTCTTTTTTACGAATTGCCAAGCAAGATTTAAAATCTCTCTTAATGCGTTTTTTAATGTTGTTGCCATAATACTTATATTTATGTGTTAGTACTTTTATTACTTTGATTTGACATTGCAAATATAAGTTATAACTTTGATTGTGCAAAATAAAATCAAAGTAAAAGGTTTGTTTTAACTATATTTAATCAAAGTGATAGGTTTGATTATGAAGAATACAGTAACTTTGCATCAAATTAAAAAATCAAAGCTATGGGTTTGAATATTAAGAAAGCGATTAAAGAACATGGGTTAGAAGTCCGAGAAGTTGCCAAAAGAATGAATATCACTCCGACAGGATTATCTCAACATATAAATGGTAATCCCTCAATAGAAGTGTTAGAGCGTATTGCGAATGCTATTGGATGTGATATTTCTGAGCTATTCGAGAAACCACAATCTGATGCAATCTTCATCACTTGCCCACATTGTAAAAAGCAAATAGAGGTTGATATAAAGCAAGACTAAAAAGAAAGGGGTGTTTCTCAACGCCCCTAACCTTAAAACTTATAAATATAACCCATGCCATTTGCATAATCTCTTTCATCTGACTTCTAAATTTTGTGCTCATACTACTTATATATTTTAATTATACTACTTCGTTTAATTCGATAACGCAAAGTAAAACTAATTAGTTTAATTATGCAATATTTGAAGCGATAAATAATGTTAAAAGTAAAACTAAGTAGATTTATTTAATTCATATAGTTGTATTATGTAGTATAAATATCTATTTTTGCCAAATAAAACTATATAGTATTATGGACTTTAGAACAAGGATAAAAGAACTTTGCCAAGAACAGGGCATTACCCAAAAGGAATTGGCTGAAAAAATGGGAATCTCTGATATAAGTCTGAATAAGACTTTACGAGGGGAATATCCGCAGTTGCAAACATTAGAAAAGATTGCGAATACATTAAATATTCCTATTGCCGAACTATTTGAAAAGCCTAATGCCAGTAATGTTATTGGCTTCGTAAAGGTAGGCAATACTGTACATGAAGTGAAGTCTGCGGAGGATGTGAAAGATTTAGCAGGGAAATTATAAATAATATTATTATGGAGTATATTTGTTTGAATTGTGGGCATATAACTGAGAGCTTGACATGTCCTAATTGCTATCACATAATGTCAGAAGATGAATATAATAAGGTTATAGAAAAAGCACAAAAGTCTATACGATATGGCTATTATTATAGAAAAGAGGCAGAAGAGAACATAAATGTTCATTATAATTTATTATCGCCTACAAATTATCTAGAATGGATAGCGACGGCAGTATTAGCTGGCGTATCTTATGACCTATTAAAGTATTTGGCTATAAAAATATATAATCACATTAAAGCTAAGTTTACATCCAATGAGAAAAGTTATTCTATGATTCTTGATATATTAAACGATGAAAGAAAATTTCAAGAATTTGTTAAATACTTGCAAGAGTATAAAGATGGTCTTGTGACATTAGATGAAAGTAAAAAGAAATATATTGAGGAAGAGCTTAGAGCTGACTTTATGGGTGAAAAAGCCCATGAATTATATCAAAAGGAGAAGAGAGTTCCCAATGCTCAAGATTTTCTGTCTTTTTTAGAAGAAGCAAAAGAGAAAAACGCATTTTCTGTCAAACCTCAAAATAATATAAAGGCATTTTTATTATTGAAAGAAGAATGATTGATGATTTGAATGATAAGGTGACTACTGCCGTTTCCGCTGTCAGTGGTGGAATTTGGTCAACCCGTGAAGGTATCATGTTTGCCGGGAATGCTGATAGGGTAGAAGAGGAGCTTGCAGAAATCAAGGAGGAGCAAGCGGCAAAGAATGAGCAAATCGGAAATAAGGGACAGAAAAATGCCTCTTAGTCAGAAAAATTATAGGGATTATAATTTTAGTACAAGAAAAATAGAATATTTTGCGGCAACATCAAAGAATTGCCGCTAATTTTTTGCTTGAATAGTTGTAGGTAATTAAATAATTACCTATATTTGTAGGGTAATCAATAGAGAAAGGTATGCCAACGATATTTATTTTATTTGGTTTTCGTTTTATGTTTTACGCTAATGACCATGAGCCTATACATGTTCATGTAATCAAAGGGGATGTAAGTGCTAAATTCACTTTATTTCCAGTTACATTAATCAAAAATAATGGCTTGAAGTCATCTGAACTGAAACTTGTAGAATCAGTTATAGAAGAAAATCAAGAAGTAATAGCAGAGCATTGGAATAAATTTTTTAATAAATCAAAATAAGTGGTTATGGAAAATATCATAGTTGAAAAGGTATGGTTGACTGATACGGAGGTATGGATACGTACCACTGACGGGAAGGAGGCATGTGAGAAGTTTTCAGATTTCCAAAGGCTGAAATGGGCTACTCCTGCGCAGCGCGCAAATTTCACAACGAGCCATGACGGAATACATTGGAAAGAGCTTGATGAAGATTTGAGTTTTGAGGGATTCTTTCGGGAAAGGAAATCTAATCCTCTTTATGATTTATTTATAGCTCATCCTGAATTGAATGCTGCTGCCATAGCACGACGTTTAGGTATTTCTCAGAGTTTGTTTGCTCAATATGTAAGCGGAACAAAGAAGCCGTCTAAGAAACGTTTTGAAGATATTATAGAAACAATACGTTCAGTAGGGCGTGAATTAATGGCTGTACCGGCATAAGTTACAATACTTTATTTAGGCGTGATTCCATTCGGTTTCACGCCTTTTTTATACCATTTTACGACAATCGTTTCATTGTCGTGTATCACCTATCTGATAATTTTTCACATAGCTTATTAATGCCGAAATTTACCGTAGAAATTTATAAATCAAATTCATACGGTATGACAATCTTAGAACAAATCTTGGCAGGGCTGCAACAGAAGTTTACTGGGGTGGACACTGCTATCTTAACCCGAATTGCCACTAAGAAGGCAGAGGGTGTAACGGACGAGACAAAGGTAAACTCCATTGTTGAGGGTATCAGCTTCTCGGACGTGCTAAATTCCTATGGTGATTTCCGTGCCGGGGATGCTTCCAAGACCGCAGTTTCCAACTACGAGAAGAAACATAACCTTAAAGACGGTAAGCCAATCGAGACTACCACAACCACCAAAACGGAAGAGAATAAAGACGATGTGCCTGCATGGGCGCAAGCTTTAATTGACTCCAACAAGAACCTTTCTGATAAGCTAACACAGTTTGAAACGGAAAAGGCTCAAGCAACACGTAGCCAGCAGATTTTGGCAAAGGCAAAAGAGTATGGTATTCCCGAAAACTACGCCAAACGATGCGCCATTAAGGACGATGAGGACTTGGACGCATACTTCAAGGACTTGAAGCAGGAGTTCGCAAATGACGGCTTCAAAGGCGTAACCCCTCCCGAATCAGCGGAAGAGAAGATTGAGAAAGAATCTGAATCTATCGCCAAGATGATTGATGAGGGAACGAAAACTATTGTTGAACAAAACAAGAATTAATTATGTCAGCAGGATTTAAGTATGACTTGGTTCCGCCCGTTGAGCAAGAGGAACGCTACGATGTCCAGACCGGCATTCGTAGACGTGGTCCGTTCAAACTTGATACGCAGAACCTGGTAGTGGGAAGTTTTCTTCCCGGATTTACACCGATTTGTGCGGACTTGAAAAACAAGTTCGCTTATGCGGTAATCAATGTGAGAGTTGCGGAAACCTATACCACTGGTGGAGAGGCTTTGTCTATCAAAGTAGCTAAGAACTCTTTGGCTTATGTGGGTATGTTTGTCGGAAGTGGTAAGAAAGGTGCAGAAGTAACGGCAATTGATAAGTCTAATGCCAACTACGATGTATTGACTATTAAGGCTGCTTTTGGTGAGAATATCGCCAAAGATGCCGTATTATTCAATGCGGTTGCAGTTGATGGTTTAAAACAAAAGCATGTAGCTAATTCGGCTCTGTTTAACCGTACAAAGGTTGAGGACGGAGTCACATTGGTTTCATTGCTTCGTACAGCCGCAGAAATTGAACCCTCAAAATTGGTTATGCCGTTCTCCGAGAACGATAAAGCCAACATGAAGGGATGGTTTGAATTTAACGAGTAAGGAGGTAGGATATGTTTTTAACGATTCAAACATTATTCGATGATGCGAACATTGTTTCCGCTATCATCAGACGTGTGAACCAGACACGCAAGGACACAATCTATTGGCAGCAGTATCTTACTTTCCGCAGAGTGACTACTCGTGTGTTCAAGGATTATATCGGTTCTGTAACCGGAGTTATGGCCGGCTCTATCAATTCACGTTTTGGAGAGAAACCCATCCGTGAGCGTCGGAACATCGGTTCCGGATATGGTGAGATTGCCTATTTGGGTGATGCTTATCAGATGTCTATTGACCGTCTTTCCGAATTGCAGGATTTGATTGACAAGTTCAATGCAGCTAAGCCAGCCGACCAAAAGGCTGCAATGGAAGAGATTGTAAACTTCCTGGCAGACGACTACCGTCAGATTACCCTTGCCGCCCACAAGCGTATGGATATTATTGTCGGTGCGCTGTTGATGCTTGGTGAAGCCACCGTTTACAACAAAGATGCCGCAATCACTTCCGGTCAGACCAATAATAAACTGCTGGAGATTGCCCTTCCGTTCAACTTTATCAAGCCGAAAAGTGGAGATGTGGTTGTGGACGGAAAGAATATGCTTATCTCTTATTTGAGAGAGAAACTTCATTCTTTAGCTCCGGATTTTGGTGTTTATGCCAAGATGATAATGACCCGTGCATCTTTCAACAAGCTTATTCTTGGTTCATCTGAATTTGGTGAGCAGTACAAGATGATTCTCGGCAGCAACGAAATGAAGTTGAGTACGGGATTGGTTTCCTCTTCTTTGGCTTCCGAAGTGTTCACCGGCATCGGTTTGCCGCATATTGAAATCAAGGAGGACTACGTAAAAGACCAGACGGGAAAGAATGTGCAGATTTACGCGGATAACCGCATTACTCTGTTGCCTTCTGACAACATTGGTTATATGCGCCATCATACCCCGTATGAAGCGACAGACCCAGTACAAGGACGTACTTATATCCCGTCAGAGGGGCAGATGCTTATCTCCAACTACCGTGATAAGAACGGTCGCTACATGGAATATACGGCAGAGTGGATTCCGCAGATTTCCAACCCGGACTTGATTACCAATTTCGACCTGAGCGAAATTGCATCCATCCAATCAGCATAAGGAGGTAGGATATGAAAGTAAAGGTTATATCTGTTTTCCGCGACAAATTCACCGGTAAGTATTACAGTCCGGGTGAAGTGATTGAAGTTGCTGAAGAATCCCGTGTGTTGGATATGGAGAGCCGTAAACTCGCTGAACGGGTTGAGGTGAAAGCTCCCGAAGTGAAAGCCCCTGAAGAAAAGAAGGAGGTGAAAATCTCTCTCTTTGAAAAGGAGTTTGAGAAGAAGGCTTTGATTGATGCTTTGAAGTCCATCGGTGCGCAGGCTACCGGCAATATGAAAGAAGAAACTCTTTTGGCTAAGGTCTCAGAACTGGATGAAGAATCAACTGCCAAGCTGAAAGAAGCATTAGGTATCGAGTAAGGATAGGGTAGTGTTTCTACCCTTCCATTGTCTAATTTTATAAACCAGAAAAGAAATGAAGAATTTTATTTTTGCCATGTGTGGCTTTTTGATGATGTCTTTGGTCTCGTTGGACGTGCAGGCATCAAGTGTGGAATCTCCCAAGTGTGAGTATGTGAATCCATCTGTTGATGTTGGTCTGCCGGATATTCAGTTTATCACTTTGGAAACGGCTCCGGCTGATTGTGTTGTACTGACCATGACGCATCCCATGTTTTTGGTTGCAAATAACCCGGCTATGATGTGTTCGATAAAAGAGGGAATGGCTATTCAAGGGGTACGAATTAATGTTCCCAAATGTCCGTTCAGATACATCTATAAATCTAAACATTGTACGCATTATAGCTATACCGCATATAGTAAACTGATTACACCATATTGAATGATATCAGCCATGAGTAACAAGGAGTTTGTATTAAGCGTATTTGATAAGAACACCCCGTCTAATCTTGTAGTTGAAAATATACTTTCAAGAACGGGATTGGATGGTGAAGAACCTTTTGCCGAGGAAAATCGGGCAAAATTAGAGGTCGCTTGTGCAAAGCAAATTCCGTGGATGATACAAAATCCATCTTCGGTCAGCGAAAGCGGATTTTCTGTGTCTTGGTCTAATTATGTTGATAGCCTAATGAAATTGTACTCATGGCTGTGCAAACAGTATGGTTTGAAAGACGAACTGAGTAACAAACCTAAAGTGACTTTCTTATGATATTCGCTTCCCACATATTGCAGGTTAAGGTTATCACCCCGATGGATAAGGATGAGTTCGGAAGACCTATTCCCGGTACCGGTGGTGAAAGCTGGAAGGAGGTGTGCAAATGCCGTTGTGATGATGTAAGTGCGGAAAAGAAAGTATCTATCAATGGTGCTTTGTATGATTTCAAGTACAAGGTAGTCTTTGACAAGCCGTCAAAGGTTGAAGCAGGTGCAGAGGTTCGTTGTTTGAATGCCGATGGAAGCATAAGAGGTGAAGGAGTTGCTAAAAGCCCTTTGGAAACAAACTATTTTTCCTATAGAGTAATATGGTTGGAATAGATGCAGACTTTTCGGATGTTGACCAGTTCTTTGAGGACGGAACAAGCGAAGTCGTTGCTGGCATGAAAGAAGAGGGAGAGGCATTTGTTGAAGATGCAAAAGCTACCGGAAACTATCAAGACCACACAAAACATTTGAGAGAATCGAATGATTATGAGGTTAATGAAGATGGCTTAATTCTGAAAAACGAAGCTGATTATGCTTCATTCGTGGAATCCAAAGGATTTGAAGTTGCAGGAAGTGCAGCGATAAGGACAGAAAAAAGATTGAAAGATAGATTTGAACGATGATAGTAACCACCGACATAGGAAACATCCTCTACCGGGACTGCAAGATTTTCGGAATAGACATAGTACCAGCAGGAGAAACGCTGACGGGTGAATTGAAGTCCGAAAGGATTGTCATCCACACGAAGAAACAACAGCCGGGAACTTATTGGAAGAAATCTTTCGCAGAAGTGAATCTATGTGTACCCAATTTAAGCGAGAATGAAGCGAACACAATCCGGCTTAACGAACTTGAAAGAAAGGCTGGCAAGCTGTTTGATGATGTAGTAAGCACCTATGATGGTATGACATATCGTTACTCTATTGATTCTATCGGTACAGAAGCGGACACAGCTTTGAAGTGTCATTATGTGAATGTGAGAATTTTGTTTAATGTATTAAATGTAAAATGATATGATTACAGCAGTAGAAATTGACGAACTGTATTATGCAGAACCGATTAAAACGGTTACTACTCCAGCTGCCGGATTAACAGGCGCAGAAGTAGCCACCATCTTGAAAAACGCAGCAACGAAGCGGGTCAAGAATGTGCATGGTGACACGTATCAATACGAAGAAGCAGAGGCAAGTGTAACTCGTTACAAAAACGCTTTGACTGGTGAGTACTACCGGGAAACGTCTGAACCGGGTGAGGTGAAAATCAACTTCACCATTGGTGAGTATGATTATGCTACAAAGGCTGATTTACAAGGTGGTAAAGCCACATGTAGCTAACACTTGAAAAGGGACCCGGGTAGCATTTGAAACGTGTACCACCCGATAGGTTTTGCAAAGTTAATTAAATTTGTTTATTTATCATATCTTGTGTTTCTTTCATTCTGTACGATTTTCCCGTCATGTTCAGTAGAATCGCCTTGTGCGTTAGCCTGTCTACCATTGCTGTAACTAGTACTTTGTCTGCAATAATCTCGTCCCATCTGTTGAATGCGAGATTTGTTGTAATGACGGTTGTTTTCTTGTCAGTTCTGAGTGACAGATGGTTGAACAACATCTCCGCTCCCGCCTTGTCACAAGAAACGTATCCGAACTCGTCGCAGATGACCATGTCGTATCGTTCGAACTTGTTCTCGAGTGCCCTTAGTGTCATTGCGTTCCGGCATTCCCTTATCTGCGTAAGCAGTCTGGGCACGGAAGTGAACAGTACGGAGTATCCCGCGTTACAGGCCGCAATCCCCAAGGCTGTAGCCAGATGGGTCTTTCCGGTACCGGGATTCCCGTATAGTATAAGGTTGCGCCCTTCCTTGATGAAATCAAGTGTCTCAAGGTTTGGCAAGGCCTTCCGCGCTTCTGGCGGAAGCGCGTCCGTGTCTATTTCGTTGAGGTATCGCAACTGTGGGAACGCGGCATTTTTGATGCGATGCCGACGCTGGTTCTCCGAGCGGTTTTCTTTTTCCTGACGCAGGAGTTCGGCCGTGAACATCCACAGGTTCCATCGTTCATCAAGTCCTTGCTGTATAAGCAGGTCGATGTCGCGTCGTACCAGAGGGAGTTTGAGGTCGAAGGCATACGCACGTATCCGTTCGCGTATGGAGTCTTGATTTTCGTTTTGTTCCATTGCTATGCAATTTTTATGTTGTTAGACGGTAACTTTGTTTACAGGTTGTTGTGTGGCGCCACATCCGATCATCGCCGAAAGTGTGTCCAATGTCTGTGAGGCCGATTCTTCAATGGCGGTCTGTTGTGGATCGGACGGGGTCAGGGTGGCTGCGTCTTGACGGACGTTTGCGGTTCCATTGCCGTCACTGGCCAGCATCTCGGCGCTCAATTGTTCGGAAGACAGGCGTTTGAGTCCCCGGGAGGACAGACGGTCTGCCGCAGCCAGTATGTCGGCATAAGTGCGCTGGTTGTCACGGGTAAACACGAGCAGTTCGACAAACGATCTGGGAGAATCCGTAAAATGTTTGCGAAACAGTGCCGCCACGTCCGGGTGTACCTGTCGCATGGCCGTGGATCGTCCCAACGCCGCAGGCTTGCGAAGGAACGTGCCCAGATAGTGCATCAGGTCGATACACCAGTCACCGAGACGCCGGGAGCGTACATGCGTGGCTACCTTGTCGCGACCGTCAAGCACGACAATACGCTCGGAATACATCTTTATGGGTACCTCCCGACCGACAAGCCGGTCAGGCACAGAGTAATGCACACCATCGACGGTAATGGTGGAATACTTCCCGACACGGGCATGCCGCTGCTCAAAGCAGCCCATGTCACCGTGGTCAAGCGGCCGCAAAGCCGCAATATCGGCCTGTACGCGCTCCTTCTTCTCTTGCGCAGACATGTTGGAAGCCTCCCCGTTGAGCCTGTCACAGACCTTGTCAAGATGACACTGCGCCTGCTCCAGCGAACCGAAACGGACATCATAGGCGAAAGCCCGCCGGCGGATATGTTCCACCGAACGCTCCACCTTACCTTTCTCCCATCCCGAACGCGGATTACAGAAATGAGGGGTGAAACAATAGTGGAGTTCCATGCGGCGCAGGGCATCGGTATGTTCGCGCTCCTGTCCAAGGAACTTCTTGACGGCCACCCGCATGTTATCGTAGGCCATTACTTGCGGCGTGCCCCCCAAAGCACGGAAGCAGTTGCGGTGTGCTTCCATCAGGGCCAACGTGTCCTCGCGGGAGAACAGGTATGCCCGCCGCAGGTTGCTATGGTTCATCGTGAACACGGCCATGTGCAGCTTCGTCTTGACACCGGCAATCCAAAGTGTCAGCACGCCCCAGTCAAACTCGCACCGGAACCCCGGTTCATACTCCTGGCGGATGAACGCCGCCGGGGACTTGGCTGGAGCGGACACCGCCACTTCCAATGCACGGACATACTGGCATACCGTCGAATAGGCAATCTCTATGCCTTGATCGCGCAACCGGCGCCACATGTCAATCTTGCGCATCTGCTGCTTGCGCAATCCGGCCGCGGCATTAGACCGGTTGCGGGCCATGAAGCCGTCTATCGCCTCCATCACCTGCTGGTTCATCACTCTGCGGACACGTTTGCTGCTGTCATAGCGCACCGGCTGCTGCAGGTACGTGTCCATTGCTTCCGCATCGGGGTTGTCACCGACCGCTTGTTCGAAAGCCCGGAGATACTTGCGTACAGTCTTGCGGCTCATGCCGTTACGACGGGCGATCTCACGGATGCTCAATCCGTCACGCCTATAGGCGAGAATTATGGAATCTCTTTCTTCCATGTGGTACATATTATGAACGCCATTGGTTTTTATGAATATACCAATTTTGTTCGGTTAAACATACCCATGGGTGGGGCACTTTTTAAATGTTGTTCCGGGTCCCTTTTCAAGTGTTAGCTACAGCCACAGAAAAGAATTGGGAAAGAGGCAAGTATAAGCCTATTCATAAATGTGTGATTGGTAAAACCAAAGACGGAGTTTATGTTGTGTTTCCGAAAGCGGCTATCAATGCCCGTGGCTCTAATACCGATAAGGCTGTCGGATTGGCTGTTTCGGCCGTTCCCCTTTCCACAGGTGTAGATGGATTGGCTTCCGAAAAGTGGTTTGACGAATCGGAAGTTGTAGTGCCGGAAGGTTGATAATTTTTCAGTAAAAGGATTGTTTTCAGATGGCGGTGGGTGGTTGCTTACCGCCTTTTTAATTTAATGTTATGAATAATCAAGCAGCAAAAACGGTTTCTGATGCCCTATTAGGGCTGGATTTTAAAAATGTAGGGATAGGTGGAATCGTTTATACCATCAAACCTCCTACAATTAAAATTATCTGTCGTGCCATTCATCATTTTTCCAATATCGCCCTGCGAGGAGATAATATCATGGAGGCTATTAAAGAGCTTCCTGAAGCTACTGAAGATATGCTGAAAGGTATTTCATGCTTCATCTGCGGGAATGATAGTTTGGTCAAAGAATTGGAGAACGGCACTTTTGAAGAAGTCAAAGATGCCTTGGAAGTCTGTTTCTCTATGATGGATATTTCGGCTTTTCAGTGTGTCAGCTCGATGAGGAACGTGTCGATGCTGGCAGCAAGACCGAAACAGTAGGAAACACAACGTTCTTCGGGCAGATAGCCCATTTGATTGACACGCTTCGTCTGAGTTATACAGAAGTGTTTGAGATTATCCCTTATCGGAATCTGCTGATGATGCAACGGGATAAGTTACACACAGTATATGGTGGTCAAAAGGTGAATAGAATCAGTGGTAAGGAATTGGCTAATCGTAGGAAAAAGAAATAGATATGGCGAAATTATATTTTAAGGTAGGTAGTGACTGGGAAGAAGTTGTAAGGCTCCGTAATGAAATTGCGAAGTTAAAACAAGAATTAATGAGCATGGATGGCACGCAATCTCCTGCTGCTTTCAAGGCTTTGAATGCCCAACTTGCTGCATCCAACCAAAGATTGGATGAGTTGGTGACTAATGCAGCCAAAGCTGGAGCAGAGATGGAAACAGGATTCAAAAGGAAAATCTTCGATGCTTCTCAGGTAGTGAATGGATTCACAGAGAAGATTCTTGCTCAAAAAGCGGTAGTTAAGGATATTGAAGCGGATGTAAAACGACTTGGGGATGCTTATCGTATAGCATTGAAAAGGAATCCGTTATCAGCAAATAGTAAGTTAGAAGAATACAATGCTGCCCACAAAGCTCTTGATGAGGAAAAGGCGGCTTTATTTGGACTTACCCAACAACAAGCCGAAGCGCGTCTTTCCGTAAAGAAACTCCGGGATGAATACGCCCTTTACAATGATAGTGCTAAGGAAATCGTAGAAAGTAATAATGGTATCGCTATTTCTTGGAAAAAAGCATTGGCGGTTATTGGTGGTGCTGGAGTATTAAAGGCATTAGGTTCTGAAATGATTCGTGTTCGTGGCGAATTTCAATCCATGCAGACCGCTATTGAGACTATGGTTGGAAAGGATATGGTGGGGCGACTGATTCCGCAAATCAAGGAACTGGCTAGGATTTCTCCACTTACCATGTCAGATATGGTTGGAGCAGAAAAGATGATGCTTGGATTTAACATACAAGCAGAAGACACTATCAAATACTTGAAAGCCATTAGTGATATTTCTATGGGAGAATCCGGTAAGTTTAATTCGCTGACTTTGGCATTTTCACAGATGTCAGCAGCAGGTAAACTTATGGGGCAGGATTTGAATCAAATGATAAACGCTGGATTCAACCCGTTACAGATTATCTTCGAAAAGACCGGAAAATCTATCGCAACTTTGAAAGATGAAATGTCCAAAGGTGCTGTTTCCGCTGAAATGGTTCAACAGGCATTCATTGATGCAACTTCCGCAGGTGGTAAGTTCTATAATATGTCTGAGAATGCTTCAAAGACTATCAATGGTCAGTTGTCTATGATGCAGGATGCTTTGAATTCCGTGTTTAACGAATTGGGAACTAAGTCGGAAAGTGTTATCATGGACGGTATTCAAATGACAACTTCGTTGATTCAGAATTATGAAACAGTAGGGAAGGTCTTGGCTGGATTAGTGGTTACTTATGGTACATACCGGACCGCAGTGATGCTTGTTACTGCTGCTGAAAGTAAGCATACCCTTGTGGAGATTGGACTTACCAATGCCCGTTTATTGGCACGAAAAGCGCAGTTAGCTTTAAACGCTGCAATGCTTACTAATCCTTATGTTTTGTTGGCTACTGCCGTTATTGGGCTTGGTGCTGCAATGTGGGCTTTCCACGATTCGACAACCGCGGCGGAGAAAGCGCAAAAAAGATTTGACGAGCAAAAGAAACAGTCTATTAAAAAAGAGCAAGAACATAAACAAAGGCTTGAAGAATTGATTTCCACCCTTCAAAATGAATATACCTCTTCTATGGATAGGGTGAAGGCAATGGATGCAATAAAGAATGAATATCCCGCTCTCTTCCAAAAATACATAGATGAAAAAGGACATATTAGAGACTTGATAGCTTTATGGAAAGAATACAATGAGGAAGCTGGAAAGAGGAACGTAGAAGAGAATAAAATTAATTACAACAACTCTAAAAAACTAATTGGTGAATACGAACAGGTTATCGGATTATGGAAAAGGTTCGGAGAAGACCCGAATTTTCATAAAAACAGTTTGAATGAATCAGAGAAAGAACTTGCTGACAAATATAGGAATGAAACTTTATCTACTTTGAAATCAAAGTTGGATGAAGAAAAAAACATTTTCACAAGTTATCAAAAAGAAGTCCGCTCAGATGAACTCGCTCAATGGCAACTTGATTTAAAGAAAAATACTGATATTCAGATAAAGTCAGAACTGAATGAAATGAAGCGCCTTCAACAAGCAAGAAAGAATAATAAGTGGTATTCTTTGAATGTAGGCATTGGTTCTTTGAAAGGTGCGACTACTGAATCTGAATTGCAAAGTAGAATAGATATACTTGAATCGGAGTTAAAGTCACGTAAAACCTCAACCTACCAGCAAGACCTTGCGAAAGCCAAATCCGATTGGGAAAAGGCAAAGAAAGGTTATGAAGTTCTTTTAAAAGACCAACAAGCAACATCGGAACAGGTAAAAAAGGCCCGTGAAGATATGCTATCAAAAGAGAAAGCCTATAAAGATTTAGGTGGCATCACTGGAAGCTCGTTGACTAAGCAGGAAAATCAAGCCAAGAAAGCAGCCGCCAAGCAACTCAAACAGCAAGAACTGCTTACCGAACAACTCTTTTCCATTCGTCGGAAAAACCAGCAGGATGAAATCAACCTCATGGAGGATGGCACTGAAAAGAAGCTGGCTCAGATTGACTTGGACTATCAAAAAGAACTGGATGCTATTAAAAAACAGCGCAAGGATTGGGAAACGGAGCAAGGTGGAAAACTGACAGATAAACAAGAGGAGAAACTTGGCACATGGGCTTCTAATGCCGCTAAAAAAAGAGAAAGCGATATTGATTCAACAAGTAAAGCCAAACTTGAAGCCGACAAAAAAGCATGGCAGGAATACTTCATTGAGTACGGAAACTATCAGGAAAAGCGCAAAAATCTTATTCAGAAGTACAATGACGAGATAGCCAAACTGCAAACCGACAGCCCGGAGTACTCTTCCAAGGTAGCCCAAAAGAACAAGGCTCTTGAACAGCTTGATGAACAGTTCGGCCACTCCACAAAGGCGATGGCAGACCTCTTTGAAGATGCCGGCAATAAGTCCGTTTCCGCTATTCAGTCCATCATTGACAAATACGAAATCCTTATTAAATACATGTCCGGTACTGATAAAGACATTTCTATTGCTGATTTGAAAGGAATAGGCTTTACCGATAAAGACATTGAAAGGATAGAAAAAGGGGAAATATCCATCAAGGATGTTACAGACGCAATCAAAGGGTTAAAGGATGAACTTAAAGGAAAATCACCGTGGCAGGCTTTCGTCTCTGACTTGAAGAAAGGGATAGAAGCCATAAAAAAGGGTGGCAACGATTCCAAAAAAATCAGTCAAGGCATCACCGATGTAGGAAATACTGTGACGTCTTTTGCTCCTGCATTGAATGAGTTCGGCTCAAGTATCGCCGACATATTCGGATTTGACGATAGCAAGATAACAAGTGCCATTGATGCGCTTGGCGGCTTAGGACAAACGGCATCCGGGTTCGGGCAAATCATGTCGGGTGATATTGTCGGAGGCGCAATGAGTGCGGTTTCTGGAATTTCCTCTGTAGTGTCCGCGTTGGACGGGATGTTCGGTGCCGATTATTCCCACTATAATGAGATGGTTGAGGAATATAACAAACTCAATGAGATATGGGATGAGCTGATAGACAAGAAACTGGAATATATCGGCATTTCCTACGGTATGGAAGCGGATAAGGTCGGAGAAGAGGCGCTTGGCCTTGTTGAAAAGCAGATTGAGGCATATCGCCTGCTGGGAAAAGAGCGTCTTAATTCCGGTGCATCTGCCGGTTCCCATTCCATTGGCAAGCGGATGGCAAAGAACACCTCGTCAAGCGACTGGCAGGACATTGCCGACGCACTCGACATGTCAGTCAATGCCGCCAAAGAGCTTATCGGGACCGGAAGAATGACCGGACTGTTTGACCTCACTGTTGAGCAATTGGAGAAACTTAAATCCGAAGCTCCTGCCTTCTGGGCGAAGATGGACGGTGACGTGCAAGAATATTTGAACGGCATTATAGATGGAGAGGAAAGGATTGAGGATATTCAGAACCAGATTAGTGAACAACTGACACAGACAACGTTCGATAGCGTTTTCGACAGTTTTGTGGATACCCTCATGGATATGGGCAGTTCCGCGAAAGACTTTTCTGACAGTTTCAGCGGATATATGCAGCGTGCCGTGCTTACCACAATGGTAGGCAACAAATTTACCGAGGACCTTCAAACGTGGTACGATGCCTTTGCCCAGGCCAATAAAGACCAAGGAGGCATTACGAAGGAGGAGATGGAGGCTCTTCGGAAGCAGTATGACGCAATTGCCGGTTCCGCACTTGCCGAACGTGACAAGCTTGCGGAAATTTTCGGATGGACCAAAGAGGATACCGACAGTAGCACGGATAACTATGAGGATTTCATCGGTAGTATGCAGAGTTCTCTTACTTCCCTTGATGTGACGGCCAAGGATGTTTCTGATAATATCTATGATTACTTCCGTCAGGCAATGATTAACGCTCTGTATGAAAAGGAGTACAAGAGCAAGATGGAAGAGTTGTACAAGACCTTTGAAGGGCTTTCCAAAGACGGATTGTCCGAGAGTGACATGGTACAACTCGGCTCTCGGATTGACCAATACATTGAGCAGATGATGAAGGGCGTAGAGGACGTTAATAGTTTGTTTGCTGACAAGCTGAAGAACGCCGAAGACTTGCAGTCGTTTGTTGATAGCGTCAAGTCTGCCATGTCCTCCGTCGAAGCCACTGCCGAGGATGTGACAGATAACATCTTTGAGTACATCCGTCAGCAGATGGTTGATAAGATGTTCACCGATAGCTTCCAACCGCAGATAGAGGAGTTATACAAGAAGGTTCAGGAAGCCATGTCTGACGGTGACATAACCGGCACTGAAAAGGATGCGTTAAGAAACGAAGCGGAGAAGTTGGCTAACGACATTACGGCCGCTAAGGATATTCTGAGTGATACTCTTGGCATTACTGAGAGCAACCTAAAGAAAGAACTTGAGGAGGAATTCAAATCATTCTCCGATGGAATATTAAGTTCCTTGTATGATACGGAAGTTACTGCTGAGACTGTTGCCAAGAATATCTCCGATTCCATGCGGAAAGAGCTTATTGAGGCAATGTACCTTGAACAGTACGAACCGCGTATCAAGGCCATCTGGGAAAAATGGAAGGAATACTCAGAGGATGGACTTGTAACCGATGAAGAGCGTACAAACATCAAGAATGACATTGACGGGTTGAGCAAGGAGGTCGCCGATGCTGCCGGGGAAATCAGTGACGCGTGGAAAGACTCTGGAGAGGAGGTAAGGAAAGCGTTCAACTCTTTCTCCGACAGTATCAAGAGTGTGCTCTATGACGCAGAAGCTACCGCCGAGGACATAGCCGACAATATCTATCAATATATGCGCAATGCCTTGGTGGATTCCATGTTTACTGCCCAGCTCCAGCCTCAGATTCAGGCCTGGTATGACAAATATACCGAATTTATGAAAGACGGTGCCATTGATACGGCCGAGCGCAAGACTCTGGACGAGATGATAGCCGAAATTCAGAAAGCCGGTGTCGACATTGTGGATGCGGCTAACAAGCTTTTCCCCACTCTTGATACGGGAGCCATCAACCGTGCGGAAGAAGCCGCCCAGGAAGCGGAGAACGCCCGTAATGAAGCTGAGCAGGAATGGGAGTCGTTCTCTGATGGTATTCTGAATTCCTTGTACGATATAGAGGCCACAGCGGAGGATATTTCCGATGACATGAGCGAATACATGCGCAAGGCTTTGATTAAGGCCATGTATGTGGAGAACTTCAAACCGCAGATGCAGAAGTGGTACAATGAGTGGAAAAAGGCCATGGGAGATGACGACCTGACTTCCGAAGAAAAGCAGCTCCTCGACTCCATGAAACAGACGATGGTTGACGACATGAAGAAAGAAGTTGATGCCATCAACCAGTTCTTTGGAACCATGTTTTTACAGCAGGCGAGTAGCAAGGGTTTTGAAGCCATGTCACAAGATACCGGCGAAGAACTTAACGGACGTTTTACAGCTTTGCAGGTTGCCGGGGAAGAAATAAAGAACCAGTCCATTCAACAGACCGGTTTACTTTCATCCATCAATGGCAAACTTTCATTGCTCAATCTTAGAAGTGGGGATGTCCCAGCTTTGTTATCTGGAACTCCTAATTTCGCAGATAGAGCCAAAGAGACAATAGCGAGCGGCTATCAGTCGCAGGTACATATTGTTTTCCCGACAGAGGACATAAAGGCATTGACCGATAAAGTCTCCAATATGGAAAGAATCGTAGATGAAATGAGAACATTCCAAGTAGAAGGTAACATGGACCGTAGAGATATACTTGAAAACTCTGTTATTCTTGCCAAGAATAGTCCGCGAATACTCGATAATACAAATGATATCAAGCAGGATATAAAGAATCTATAATAGTTATGGCAGAATTAATAATAAACGGAAGAGAAGCCCTAAAAGAGTGGGGTGTTAGAATGGGAGATAACTTTCTTGATGTACTGGGAGCACCGGTACCTCTGAAAGAGTTTATAGAGAATAAATCACGCTTGGAACATGGGAAACAAGTTCTTATGGATAACCCCAAGCTTGATGAGCGTGAGTTAACTCTTGTTTTTACAGTAGAAGGTGATTCTCCTGCCGATTATCAGGCAAAGAAAACAGCTTTTTATGAAGAACTTTACAAAGGTAAAATTGATATTCAGATTCCTGAGAACAGTAGTGATATTTATCATTTGCTATATTTAGGAAAGAGCGTTTCTTATGCCCAAAGCTTAGACCGGACATTTGGGAAAATATCAGCCAAATTCTGTGAGTATAATCCATCTAACCGTGTTGTAGGCTAGAAATTTACGACATTAAATTCATTGTCGTGTATGGAAGCTCTAATTTTTAGGGCTTCTTTTTTTTATGTCCGACCTTTGTTTACATGATAGATATTAAGGACATACAAGGCAATACCCGCTTTTCAACTGGTATCAATCCCGGTGCAAAAGGCAAGTTCTCTTTAATGAAAGAGGACTATGTCGTACTACCTTTTAATACTCTGTCCCCAGTCGATTTCCAAGTAGGTGATTACGTTGACCTGCGTGGGGTACTCGATGCCTCCATGGGCGGTAAATTGGCAAAAATCTATCAGATTGTAGATATTCCCTATCCGACCTACAAGAACGGAGGCTACTCCTATGAACTTCGTTTTGACGCTTACTATTTCAAGTGGAAAACAAAGATATTCAAGTACACCCCGGAGTACGGAGGACTGGAAGCGTCCTGGTCCCTTACCGCTTCACTGGATGTCCAGATGGGTGTATTCCTTCGCAATTTGAAAGCTCTTGGTTATAAATATGAGGGAAAAGACTTCGTGTTTTCCATTGACGATAGTGTCGAGAACTCCTCCAAATTGATGACCTATGACAATACCAACCTCATTGATGCTATGTTCAGCATGGCTGATAACTGGGGTTGTGATTGTTGGGTAACGGACCATGTAATCAACTTCGGACGCTGTGAGTTCTCCGATGCTGTTAAGATAGAACTGGATAAGGAAGCCAAGGACATGAGCCGGAGTGATAGCAAGGGTACTTATGCTACAAGAATCTATGCGTTCGGTTCAACAAGAAACATCCCTACCAACTATCGCCCGGTAGACCAGACCGCTGTTGTCAACGGTATCGTCCAGAAGCGCCTTATGCTTCCGGCAGGCACTCCATACGTGGATGCCCACGAGGGCTTGACCGATTTGGAAGCTGTCGAAGCCGTTGTTGTATTTGATGACATCTGCCCCAAAAGAGTAGGTGAAATCACCGGTGTAAGCTTTTATGAGAGCGAGGTAGATAATGAAGATGGTACAAAGACAAAAGCTACCTTCTACCGGTTCAAGGATTCAGGCATCAACTTCTCGAAGGAATACATCCTTGAAGGACAGGAACTCAAAATCAGGTTCGAATCCGGCAAGCTCAACGGCATGGAGTTCGGCGTAGCTTTTAATCCTCTTGGTTTGACCGAAAAGAACGACGACGGCACATGGAATCCTGATGCCCAACTTTGGGAGATTGTACAGAATGAAGACTACGGCCGTTCCTTGCCGGATGAAGTGTTGTTCCCTTCAAAAGGTGACAAGTATGTACTGTCTGGTTGGAATGCCGAGAAGATAACCGAACTTGGGCTGGTGGCTGCTGCCGAAGAGGAACTGCTTGCCACTGCAAAGAAGTACGTGGCAAAGACCTGCATCGACGACGGCACCTATACGGCTACGCTCAACTCCATCTGGGTACACAAAGACCAAATAAATCACAGCTTTGACATAGGACAGCGCATCAACCTTGTCAATCCTGCCTACTTCAAGGACGGGCGCTTGTCCCGTGTCATCGGCTTTGAAATCAACCTCGACAAGCCTTACGATTCCCCGCAGTATACGATTGGCGAAAGCACCGCCTATTCCCGCATTTCCGATATTGAAACGCAAGTCGAAGAGTTGACTTTTAAGGGACAGACCTTCACCGGTTCGGGAGGAAGCAACATCTATGTCATCAAGACCAACGACGCTACGGCCGCAAGCAACTTCAATGTGTTCTCAGCCTTGCGTACCCTGAGAATGTTCCTCCGCAAGGACGCAAGCGACGTAGCGGAAGAAATCATAAACTTTTTGAAGGGATTGCTGATAGGCAAGAACGGCAGCGGTATCACGGTACGCAAGGACGGCACCTCGCAGGCTGTCGTTGACCGTCTATATGTGAAGATAAAGGCCGTCTTTGATGAATTGCAAGTCAAGAGAGCTACCCATGTAGGCGGTGAACAAATAATCACCCATGCCGGTATGAAGTGCATCCGCGTGGAGGAACTGGAAGACGTCTACCGCTGCAGTTTTCTTGCCGAGCAGGACGGTGAGGCGATAGCCAACGAGTTCAGTGTAGGCTCGCTGGCGCAGGCAAAGGAGTGCAACATCGTCGAAGGAACCACTCTTAATGCCTCCAATCGCTACTATTGGCGTGAGGTTGTGGCCGTGGGACGTGACTACATCGATTTGTCCAAGACCATCTGCGATGAGGACAGCGATGTTCCCCAAGCGGGCGATGACATTATAGGATTGGGCCACCGTACAGATGTAGACCTTCAAAGCGCAATCGTGCTATCGTCTACCAACGAGACATCCCCGTCTATAACTTTCTACACCGGCATTGACGACTTCAACCTAACGGGGAAAGATGTAATCTCCTTCGGTGTTGACAAATCCACCGGGCATGCCTACATGAAAGTGTACGGTACTTCCTATATCGGCGCCCGTGATGAGAGCACTTACATCAAGTACACACCGGAAGGTGGCGTAGAAATCAAAGGGCGATTCCTTACGATGGCCGGTGAGGACATCCTGACAATGTTCACTGTCATTGAAGGACTTATCAAGTCTGAAATCTCATCCGTGCGTGATGAAATCAATGCCCTGAACAATTACCTTAACAATGCGTCTTTTGCCGCTGACATGCAGTACTGGACCGGTAGCAGCAACATACGCATCTTCCGAGTTGACGGTCGGCTGCTGTACTTCAACAGTAACTTCTATGCGAACAAGGAATCTTTCGCCGATATAGTAAGCGAACGCGCAAAGAATGTGCTACGCCTTAAGAACAGCTATATCGAGCAGGTCAACTCAGACTTTTACCGCCATCCGGATTTTGAGACCTTCGACGAACTCAAGCGCCCCCGGCAGTTCACTATCTCTTTCAAGTATCTGGTGAAGCGCCCCGGCACTCTTGCCTTCCATTTCAAGAACGAGAACAAAGAAGGTTTTGAGGAATACACCCCGATTTCCTTTTCTAAGGACCTATATCCCAGTACTGAATTCAAACAGATGGAGATAACCGGTAAGTGGAACGGAACCGGTGATTTCCACATGTCTTTTACCGGTGACATGTACTTGTATGCACTTACGCTAACCGATGATGCTCTTGCTGACTTGCGCGAGGAATTCAATATGCGTTTTGAACTTACAGACAAGAAGATTCAGGCGAACCTTGACGAAATCAGAAGCACGGCAGGCAAGCTTGAAGAGTATCACAGTGAATTCCTGCTTACCGCGCGCAACCTTGAAGCGAAGTTCACGGAGGACCTGACGAATACTGAGAGTCGTATAACGCAAGAATACACCTCTGCTATCGACATCTCCGCCCGTGGTCTGAAAGCTGAATTCACGTCCGGTCTTGTAGGCCTTGAGACTGGAATCACCGAAGCATATAAGTCTGCTATTGACATATCGGCCCGCGGTCTTCGTGCAGACTTCAGTGCGTCCGTCTCTGACCTGGACGGCAAGCTGTTCGCCCATGCAGGCAGCTTTCATGTGACTGCCGAGAAGATAGAAAGTATGGTGACCGCCACAAACAGCCTGAAGGGTACCGTGGAACAGCACACCTCAGCCATTAGCCAGACGGCCAGCCGTATAGACCAGTTCGTGCAGAAGATAACCTTCGATTCCAAAGGTAACATTACCAATATCGACAAAGCCGGTTTAGTGACGGAAAGCAATATCGCCACCATGTTTGCGGAAAAGGTCGACCCCAACGGTGATATCGTCAGGCGTGCTCAAATCAGCGCGTTCATCACCGAAGGCGAAGCGGGCAGGCTGATATCCAATGCTACAATCGAGGCTGACCGGATAAACTTTACGGGAAAGACCATCATCAACGGCAGTTTCGTGGTCGATACAAACGGGCGTGTGACGATGAACGACATCACGGCAAACAACCTGACTCTAAAGGGCAGCATAACGGGCACGGATGCTACGCTGAACGGCATCACAGCTAATAATCTGACATTAAAAGGCAATATCTCAGGTATTGACGCCATCCTGAACGACATTACTGCTAATAACCTTACGTTGAAGGGCAACATTACCGGGGCGGGGGCTACACTGAATGATATCACCGCGAACAACCTTACCCTGAAAGGTACCATATCCGGTGCCAATGCCACGCTTAACGATATCACAGCCAATAATCTTACGTTGAAAGGAAATATTTCCGGTGCCAACGCCATATTGAACGGCATCACCGTAAACGGAAAGATAAACGCCTCCAGCGGCCGGATAGGTGACTATCTGTATCTGCATGGTAACGGTATATCCACCAACTCGAGAGCGTTCGTGACCGACCTTACAGATAGCACTACGCAATTCGAACTCAGCAAGAGCTACTATCTGCATGCGATAGCGTCGGACGGAGGAGCCAATAGCATCCTGATAAGGCCCTACCAGACTATGGAAGCGGGCACAGTCAAAGGGGTGGTAACCATCTCTGCAACCATTCCGGGGCGCAATAGGGCCATACACGTATCTTCCGGCGAGAGCTATTTCGGTGGTGATGTGATAGTGGGGAAGATGTATGCTCCGTCCTCCGGGACTCTGGAAATTGCCGGGCCGCTGAAGACGCAAGGTGTATACCGGAATACTGACGTGATACTCTCTTCGGTTACAAGGTACAGCATTAAGGCGACCGACCACACACTGCTTTTTTACGGCAACTGTACTATATCCCTTCCGTCCTCTTCTGACGGGCATGAGATATGGATAATGCCGAACGGGAATACCATCAGTTTTCCTTCCGGTACGTTCGCGAACTCTTCCAGGACGAATATCAACGGGCGTGAATGGCATGTGATAAAACGGGTTTTGGGGAATTGGTATCTGTCATGGATGAGTATATAGAATAATTAAAATAGAAAGTATGAAAATCAACTTTAAGAAAATCGAGGCCCAGACCTCATTCGAAGGCGCCAAGCAGACCTTCGACGTAGCCGAAACGGTCGGCAATGAAATGATGTACAACGGAAGTATCCTTCTGGATATAGGCTTTGAAGACCTGGCACGGGAAATCTACTACTCGAAAGATGCGGTGGAAATCCCGGAACAGTATTGCAAGGCTCTTGAACTTGTGGTGAAGAACTCGCGGCTCATAGCTGCCGTGAAACGTGCGGTAATTAACCAACTGAACGTCATCCAGCCATCTTAAATCAATTCTGAAAATTATGGTATTGGAATCAAATCAGTTCAACCAGCTTGTAGAGGAGGTGAAGAAAGCCCTTCTTGTCGGCTCCCAAGGTGTGGGCGATGTGGAGATTGTCGATTCGCTGGCCGATATCGTGAGCCTGCCCGCCCTCCGTCTTGCCGGTATGGAAGAATCGGTGGTCGAGGCACCGCTTGAGTTGCTGTCTGCCCCTGCTGAGGAAGCTGCTGAGGAAGTGCGCAAAGCCGAAGCGGAGCGTGTCATAGTGGAGAACGCACGCAAGGAAGCTGAGAAATCCCGTGAAACGGCTGAGACAAAGCGTGCTTCATCTGAAAGTACCCGCGCATCTGCTGAAACTACGCGTATCAATGCCGAAAAGGAACGTGTGACAGCCGAAGGTCTCAGGAAAACGGCAGAGACAGAGCGAGGCAAAGCTGAAGCGGTCCGACAGACGTCTGAGACCGGACGGGCAACTGCCGAAACCGGCCGTGTTACTGCCGAAGGTAAACGTGTCAGCGCCGAGGAGGAACGTAAAAATGCTGAGACAGTGCGGGCCAACGCAGAGTCAACCCGACAGACAGCCGAAACGGGTCGTGTCAATGCTGAAACCAGTCGTGCTACAGCAGAAGGTAAGCGCGTTACTGCTGAGAATGCCCGAAGCACTGCTGAGGATACACGTAATAGTGCGGAAACTAACCGCCAAACAGCCGAAACCGGACGCGTAAATGCTGAAAGTACCCGTGTCACTGAATTTGCTGCCCTCAAGCAGGAATCGGAGACGGCTACTGCGAATGCTACTGATACGGCAGAACATCCTACCTACATCGGTGCAGACCACTATGTATACCAATGGGATAAGAGCGCTAAAGAATACGTTAAGACGGATATCTATGTGAAAGGCAAGCCGGGAGATACATTCACCCTTCTTGGACGTTACGATACGCTTGATGCCTTAAAGACTGCTGTACCTGACGGGGCAAACATCACTGGTTTCTATTCCGTTGGAACTGCATTGCCTTATACATATTATGCCTGGTATAACGGTGATTGGCAAAGTCAAGGACAATTGCAAGGTCCAAAGGGCGATAAAGGCGAGAAGGGGGATACGGGAGCGCAAGGTCCTCAAGGCGTACAAGGTCCACAGGGCATGAAAGGTGATACCGGTGCCACAGGACCGCAAGGAGTAAAAGGTGATACTGGTGCTACCGGTCCTGCTGGTGCAAAAGGCGCCACTGGTGCACAAGGAATACAAGGTCCAAAGGGCGATAAAGGAGACAAAGGTGATACGGGTGCAAAAGGCGCTACCGGTGCTACTGGTGCCACGGGTGCAGCAGGTGCAAGTGCCAGTATTACCGGTGCTACTGCTACGGTTGACGCCAACATCGGTACGCCCTCCGTGACCGTTTCTCTCGGTGGTACCGCATTGGCCAGAACCTTTTCCTTTGCTTTCAAGAACCTGAAGGGTGCTACCGGAGCAAAAGGCGCTACGGGTGCTACCGGAGCTACTGGACCTAAAGGGGCGACTGGTGCGCAAGGACCACAAGGGCCGCAAGGTGTCGGTGACCCGACAGTCACCGGTGCGAATACGGTCACGACACTGGCCTCCCTGCCAATTTCCAAGAGAAGTATCACTGCAAGGTTGGGTTCTGCCACGAACATCAGCCTTGCTTCCGGAATGTCAGTGGGCAATGACTTGTATATCCGCTGCGTCGCATCGGCGGCATTCACACAGCCGATACCCAATACCGGCGCGTTCACTTCGATGTCCGGTACTTCAATCAGTGTTTCCGCTGGAGATATCTTTGAGATTAGTATCTGGTGCTATGCCGCTGGCGCCTATTCAATATCCGTAAAAACAAGGGACTAAGGTTT